GCTGGCACCATCGTAGCGGGAGCGGCACCAGCGGCCGGGCAGATCAGCGTGCAGGACGCCGTGGGGCTGAACGGGCACACGTTCGTCAACGACGACCAGGTGCCCCTGTATCCCCACGTCCCCATCCGGCTTTACCTCAATCTCACCACGGACCAGTGGGATGGCCTGAACAACCCGGCGGGCCACGGCAAAGCCGGAGCCAACACCGACTGCCTCATCCCGCAGACAGAGTTCCGCATGGAGGACCCGGGGGGTCCGACCCCCGGCTTCGCTGCTCAAGGCGGCATCTTCTTGGAGGCCAAGTACCCCCAGCCGACCAGGGACCTGGGGGCGTTGGGGGATCAGAACCAGCACGTCGTCGATGCGGACCACACCCTCCTTGGGTCGGCCACCCCCCAGACGGGGATGCGGAGCTACCAGGACTTCTCCATTGCGGTGGTGGCCCCAACCTCCCCGGAGCAGGTCCACTTCACCGTGCGGCGTGTCCGGCGGTGGCACGAGTTCTCCGCCGTCATGAACGACTTCCTGCCCCTCCGCTACGCCTACGAGATCCGGCGTGGGCGCATCACGGGCTACAGCACGACCTCCCGGGGCTTTGCCGTCGTGGATGCCGCAGGGTTCACCATGCAGTGGAACACCGATGTGCCCCCGAGCCCGTCGGTTGCCCTGGCCCCGGACATCTGGAACGACGGCAAGGCGTACACGGGGACCAACCTTGGCCCGTTCAACAGCCCCGACGTGAACCTCCACCCGGGGGACATGTTCCGTCTCCTCGACGAGAATGGACGACTTCTGGAGCAGGTGGAGGTCGTCGCAGTGGTTGCTCCGGGCACTATCAAGCTCGCCATCCCAGGGCTTCGCACCAAGACTCCGGCGGAACTGGTGGCCGATGGCGGTCTTCGGTTCGAGATATGGCTCCGCCAGGCCCCTGTCCCTCACGAGCAGTCGATGGAGCAGTTGCTTGACCTCGTGACCTACAAGGAGGTCCACCGCACCTTCGCCGATTACGCCGCCGAGCAGGGGGGCTTCACCCCGTCGAACACCACCGGCTACGACAACGCCGTCAACCGCTTCTCCGACGACCACCCCCAGACCGGCGTCACGGTGGCCAACGGTGGATGGGCTGCCAGGGGAGTCAAGAAGGGGGACATCCTCATCATCGACCCTGCGGGGACCATTCCCCAGGCGGAGGAGCGGGGCCGTGAGCCTGTGGGGGACATCGGGGTCCAGGGGCGGGCAGGTTGGGTTGCCGGGACTACCGATGACCTCGACGACAACCGGGGCTTCTACCGCATCTCCGGCATCAGCGACACAGTGGACCCCCCCGAACTGACGGTGAACCCGGTCCACACGTTCGCAGGGGACGGCACCACGGATGTGGTGTTCCCCGACAGCGGACACCCGAATTTCAGTGACCTCGGCTACACCATCTACCCGACGGTGTCCCAGCCCGGGTGGACCGCCAATGGCCCGTCCTCTGGCAAAGAGGGTCAAAACGACCTGCGGCCCTCCCAGACCCGAAGCCCGAGCGGCAGCTACCAGATCGGCTACGCCTCGGCGGACGGCGACATCCACAGCATCCGGCCGGTGAGCTACCGGATCATCCGCCCCAACCAGATGTTCTCCGAGGAGGCCATCGACTTCATCCTCACCGTGCGGGAACGGATGCTCTCGTGGATCGAGGTGCTTTCGGGGGTCATGCAGGAGCGGCGGTTGGGACCCTATTTCCGGTGGATGCGGGACATGCACCCGCACGACTTGGGTGACCTCGGCCTGCTGGCAAATGCCTTCGTCCAGAGCTTGGTCGGCATGTGGAACCACTCGCCGTACATGAACTCGGACAACTGCCTCTCCATCCTTGGGCGGCGGTTCTGGATCTTGGACCCGACTCTCGACCGGATGGAGCCCACGAACGCCAACCCTGTGCTAGCCGACCCGTATCGAGGGCAGGACACAGGGGTCAACCCCCCTAACGTGGCATTCCCTGGAGCCGGAGGTCCCTACACAGCCTATACGTCCACCGTTGGTGGGGCTGCTCGCCCGGTCCTGCCAGATCGGGTCGAGGAGATCCTCAACAACTCGGACCGGCTCCGCCCGATCCGCTACATCTGGCTGGCCTACCGGACGCACAGGCTGTTGGGGACCCTGGTTTCTCTGGCCCGGTTCGAGGCGGACCTCCCCGAGCGGCTGGAAGAACAACGCCAGTTGGCCCTGCTTCAGGAGTCCACCGACAAGGCCGGGATGAACGAATGAGCGACGAGAGGAAAGCACCAACCGCCGAGGAGATCCTCGAAGAACTCCGGGCGGCGGGGATCGACCCCGGTCAATGGGGGGAGTTGGGCGGCCATGACGCCAGCCCGCTGCTTCTCGGTGAGCAGGTGCGCCTCGCCAAGGACCTCAAGGGGGTCTTGGAGGCCCAGGAGAGGCTCCTCCAGAAGGAGCTTCAGCAGGCGAAGGAGGCTCTTCACCGGGTCAAGCACGGGGGAGGTAGCTAATGGCCGACCCGTTTGGCTCCTGGGGCACCCTTTCCCTGGAGATTCCCGACTACCTCAAGGACATCCGAGAGGCGATCAACTCCATCGCCGAGGTGCTCATCACCTTCCTCGACATCGCCATCGCCGCCCTCCAGTTGATCAAGGCGTTCGCTTTCGCTTTTCTCGACCCGTTGAAGGCCATCATCCAGGCGATCATCGACACCATCAACGGGCTCCTGCGGGATTTCTCCCAACTTGGCATCTACATCACCCACGACACGGCTTTGATGGCGGATTTCCCGCCCGAGGATCTTCGGGGGGGATACCAGGAGTACGAGCGCCGGATGATCGCCCGGCTGACCGACCGCACGGACCCAACCAGGCCGGACATCTCTGCCGACACGGTTGTGTTCGCTGGGTTCTTCTACATGTCCGTGGACGTGAGCAGCATCGAGCGGCTCATTGCCTTCGTGCAGCAGTTGATGGCCCTTTTCGGGATGAAGTTCTTCCCCGAGGCATCTCTGCCAGTCCCGGTCATCGACCGGGTGGACTACGGCAACCAGGCCGCCGGGGTTTTCGGCGGCCTTTCCAGCCTGGGCTCGTTCAGCGATACGCCTCCGAACAAGGCGAAGATCACCTGGCGGACACCCCAGCCGAGCAAGAAGGGTCCCGCCAACCCACTTTCAGCTTTCGCTGGGCCGACCGGCTACCTCATCACCGTGAGCACCCTTCCAGAGGGGATCCCAGTGTGGTTCGACCGGCCGGAGAAGGACTCGGGGTCGGACAAGACCAAGCGTGGGTCAGGCGATCCTGAGCAGCAGCGGGAGACTGGTCGGTGCAGGGATGTGAACGGCAAGCCCATCGTCCTCTACGGCGGGGCCGACGAGATCAACTTCCCCAACAGCACGCTCGGGTGGAACAACGCCATCTCGGGCAGCAAGCTCAAGGATGGGGTGACTCGGGTCTACGGGTCCCTCGATCACAGCGATGGGCAGCAAGCCATCATCCCGCTTGAAAGCCTCAACCAAGGAGGTGTGGACGGGACCTATTTCTTCCAGCGCACCTTCTACCTCGACCTCGGTTCGGTGGCATGGCAGTGGGCCACGGAGGAGTTCAGCATCGTCCTTGAACACGAGGACATGCCGCATCATGCAGAGATCGAGATGGACTCGAATGGCAAAGCCACACTCAAGGACAAGGGCCAGCCGAGCACCTACTACGTCCGGGTGGCGTCTACGGCCTCGGCTATTGCCGACCCAGGGGGGAAGCCGTTCATCTGGGACTTCGAGGGGGCGTCAAAGACCTCCGGGCAGAACTCCGGCGAGCCGTTCCGGGTGGACCTCATGTTCGGCAACACGCCGACCAGTATCTCCGCCTACAGCGAGGCTCAGAAGGTGGCGTTCCCTAACGGGAACACGGTGTCTTTCTTGGATGCCGTGCAGACGGCGCTGGTGGTGATGGTCCTGGCCCGAGCCGATTTGCCTCACATCGACACCAAGATCGAGTCCTCCGGCAAAACCTTGGTGGACCAGGCCAAGACCCACCAGGCCCTCATCGAGGGGGTCGCCCTTCAGCGTACTGGGATGGAGGAGGTTGCCCAGAAGCTCATCCTGCTCATGTTCCCCGACTTCCCCCAGGTGGTGGGGCAGAAGGGTGGGAGCCAGATGGAGTTCCGTACCAACCTGGCTCGTCAAGCGGAGCTTCTGGCCAACCGTCTGCGGGACACGGCTGGTTTCACACCGGAGTTCGAGGACTTCGTGGTCCAGAACACCGAGAAGCTCCGCACGGCAACGTGGGGTCAGATCTTCGCCGCCACGGGCGAGTCTGATATTTCCGCCGGGATCGAGGTATTCACCAAGGACACCCTGTTGGAGTCCGTCCGTGGCACCAAGCGTCATCCGAACGAGGGCGACATCACCCGGTTCGATGCCGAGGCGGAGATCTACAAGACCCGCCTGGAGGCGGCCCTCCGTGCCGAGGAAAAGGTCGGGTTCACCTCTACCGAGATTGAGAAGGAGCTTGCCGCCTCCCAGAAGCAGTTGGAGAAGGCTAAAGAGGGGACCCCAACGGGTGCAGGTGACACTTTCGGGATCGCCCAGAACCCCTATTGCATCGGGCTCTCGGCCAACCAGGTCGAGGAGGTGATGCGGATCCCAAATGCCGTTCGTCATCGGAAAGACCATTTCATCGAGTACGACCCCATCATCGAAGGGCAGGTGTTCAAGCCGGAGATCAACGCCGACGAGGTTGCCCTGGCGCTGGCTACGGCACCGCCATCAGTGAGGTCGGTCTACCAGAAGTACATCAACCCAGACGGGGAGGTGAAGGTCGAACCCAAGGTGTCCACCCTGGCTCAGGTAATGAGCCAGGCGAAGCGGATCCAGGGGTCGGCCGACAACTCCCCCGTCTTCCACTTCGGCATCGACCGTCTCCGCAAGGCGGCGGAGAACCCGGCGGTCTGGCGTGGCCGAGACGACTTCAAGTCGGAGAACAAGGGGGCCGGGATCCTGTTCATCCGGTCTTTGCTCGGGAAGTTCGAGGGTGGTGCCATCCTCCAAGAGGCGGCTCTCACGCTGCGGATGGTCGCAGCGGCGGCACTTCGGGCACCGGAGGACGGGGAGTGGATCGTCATCCGGTTCTTCGATGCGTTTCCCGCCGTGGACAACTTCTTCGAGGGCATCCAGAACTGGCTCGACCAGCTTGCGTCGGCGATCCAGAGCATCGCCGATACCCTCATCGCCTACATCGAGTTCATCGAGGCTCGTCTCGGCGAGCTACAGCAGTTGATCCGCAGGGTCAACGCACTCATCCAGTCCATCCTCAGCTTCTCGCTCACTTTGCCGAAGTTCAGCGGTCTCATGCTCCTTGCCGATGGGACCAGCGGAGTCCTGCGGGGGCTGGTGACAGCCGAGAACAAGCCCCAAGACAGCCCGTTGGCCTATGGGGCGGGGGTCTGTCTGGTCCTGGCCCTGGTGCCCGGCATCGCCGGGCAGTTCCTCAAGAGCCTGTTGGTGACCACCTCGGGGACCTCTGGGGTCGCAGGAGACGGCACGGAGGGGCAGACCATCGAGGCCACGGGGGGTGGGGACGCTTTCGGGGTGGAGGGCATCGCCGCCCCTCCACCGGCCCAGGGACCCAACGACGAACCGGACACGTTGTAGATGGCCTCTTTTCGTTACATGGCCCGATGGCCAGTCGGCTATTTCCGGGCTTTCTCGGCGTGGCTGCTCATCAACCGCAAGACGGTTGCGGCTCGGGTCAACATGATCAACGCCGAGATCGAGCGGATCGGGTTCGTCACGGTCATGTACCGGGGGGACTCGACGGATGATGGCTCGGTCACCATGACGGAGGAGCGCATTGGGTTCGGCGTCACCGAGGGGAGCAGCCTCGCCCGGTTGGTTCAGGCGTACATCGTTCAGGGCGGGAACCCGTTCGATCTCTCCCCCTTTTGGATGCCCGACCGGACCCAGATCGTGGGACAGGATGGGGAGGGGAACGCCATTCGGGTCGAGCAGTACCCCTTCGGTGGCCTGCTGGCGCTCAAGTCGGCCGAGCCGAACGAGCCTTTGCCCCAGAAGGCGACCGACGATGACGGCAACGAGGTCATCCTCAAGACGGGGTTTGCGGGCTACGAGGGCGGCCAGGCGGAGACGGATGCCAACTTCGCTCTCCGGCTCGGGACCCGGGCTCCCGTGGCGAACCACGACATCGTGACCGCCATGAGGAAGATGCGGGACTGGGCCAACCAGGACATCAAAGGGCGGCTCAACAACATCGAGTGGCGGGTCATCAAGCTCATGGACCTGCGGGAGCAGCTTGAGAAGGAGCGGGACGAGGTGCTGACCCAGGCATTCGGGGGGTCCCTGGATGGCCTGCGGGGGCTGCCCACCCAGTCCATCGACCCGAACTTGACTGTCCAGTCCTTGGTGCAGGACATGTACGAGATCATCTACGAGATGGACGAGGCCACGAAAACGGTGAAGTCCTATCGGGCCGGGCCGGACGTGGACCTGCTGGACTTCACCTTCGCCGACGTGCCGTCCGAAGTGACCCGGGACCCGCTGTCCTGAGCGGTGGCGGTGTCCTGCCTATAGCCCGAGGTAGGGTGAGGCGAACCGATGAGCCAGGACTACCAGCTTGCATGGCCCTCCGAGATTCCAGAGATGGGGAGCTACGCCATCGTCTGTCTGGACGACCAGCGGGTCTACGTCGGCCAGTCCCGCCGCATTTGGGGTCGCTGGAAGGACCACCTCAAAGAGCTTCGTGCTGGAAGGGGCTGTCCGAAGCTCCAGAAAGCGTGGGACGAACTGGGTGGGGAGTGCTTCGACTTCCGGGTACTGGAGGAGGTCACAGACCCGGCGAAGATGGCGGGGCGGGAGCAGCACTTCATCGACGCTTTGGGCGGATACACCCACGGGTTCAACACCCTTCCCACAGCCGGGAGCTTTGAAGGCTACACCCCCGATGCAGAAGCTCGGGCAAAGATCGGGGCCGCTACCAAGAAGCGGTTTGCAGAAGACCCCACCTTGCAACCCATGATGGTCGAAGCCTCAAAAAATTGCGGTTACACCCCCACAGAGCGACACGCCCGTCGAATCGGCGAGGCTCACAAGGGCATGACCCGTGGGCCTATGCCGGAAGAACAGAGGGTCAACATCATGGCGGCCCTCGCAGGTCGTACCCCAGAGGCCGCCATTGAGGCCCGAACTGGAGCAACCCTGTCGGATGAGCACAAGCGGAAGATTGGCGAGGCCAACCGGGGCCGCAAGTGGACCGAGGACCAGAAGGCAGCGTTGAGGGGTCGGGTGGTGTCAGAGGAGCACAAGTCGGCCATCAGTAAGGCCATGCGAGGGCGTCCGTGGTCGGCCGCCCGGCGGGCGGCCCACGAGGCCGCTAAGCGGAGGAAAGCCCGTGGCGGTTGATTTCCAGCTTGCATGGCCTTGCCCCCACCTGACGGTGGAGGAGGTGGTGCCCCTCGACCCGATTGACCGGGTCTCGCTGGACACCCGGCAGCCTGTTGCCCTGGCGGGCTCCGTCTCCATCCGGGTCAACGACGACTTCCTCATCCCACCCTCGGGGTTGAAGTCCCCAGCCGTCCTCCCCAGCACCCAGTCGGGGCCGTTCGACCTCGTGGAGAACGAGGACACCGTGACCGTAGAGACTTCCGCAGGGTCGTTCACGCTGGCGCTGGGCGTCAAGGACACCGTTCGCTGGCCCGCCGAGACCCTCGTCAAGAAGTTCCTGACGGCCGGGTTCAACATCGGGGACGTGGAGGCCCTCAACGGACACCTCCTGTTCACCGACACGGCTTCAGTGGGAGAGGATTCACTGGTCCGGGTGTCCGGCACGGCCGCTGCGGCGCTTGGATTCGGGGACCCAGCCAAGAACAACTGGCAGTATCAGGCCCGAGGCAAGCAGGTGTACCCCGGCTGGAAACTGGTCCTCCGGCCCGACGAGATCACCAACCGATTCCCCCAGTTCGCCGAGCCTGTCCCAGGGAACCCGACGTTCAAGGTGTCCTACACCGTGCCGGTCAACCGCTGCCTCCGATGCCGGGCTACCTTCGTGGAGAACGACATCCGGTTCGCTGCGGATGGCAACCCCATCCTGGTGGATGGGGAAGACCTGCTCTACCAGGCGGCCCTCAAGATCCTGCTCACCAACAAGGGCTCGAACCCGTACCACACTTGGTACGGGACCACGATTCAGGAGCGTATCGGGAGCAAGGCGGTCGGCAACGTGGCCGCACAGATTTCGGACGATGTCCGGCGAGCCCTGGAGAACTTCAAGGCCGTCCAGAAGGACCAGTCGGAATTTCAGGTGGTTTCGGCCAGAGAACGCCTGTACAACCTGGTGTCGGTCGTGACCCGACCCCACGAGCAGGACCCAACGACCTTCCTCGTGGACGTGGTGGTCCAGAACGCAGCCAGCCAGCCCATCAACCTCTCCATCGTGTTCACGGTGCCCGAGGTCGTGGCCCTCATGGGAAGCAACGGGCTGTTCCTCGGGACGCAGGCGGCAGGTTTGTCGGCCGGGCAGGCATCGGACTTGTTCCGGTCGTGAGGTGAAGGCGAATGGTTTCAATCCCCAAGTTTGAAGGGCCGGACCTGAAGCTGCGGGAGGAGTACATCTTCTCGACGACCTCCCCGTTTCGGTTCTTCGTCGGGGAGATGGACCCGGCTACAGTGGACATGCAGGTGTCCATTCGTGGGGCCGCCTTCGCCTCCAACCCCGACCTCATCGCCTTCGAGGGAACTACTTTCGTGGTCCCCAACCCCTCTGCTTTCCCCAACGGGTTGAAGCTCCTGGCGGGGGACAACGCCGTCGAGGTGAAGTCCGTCCTGACCAACGGGGCTGTGACCCCGGCTGGGAAGCTCACCGCTCGGCTCGTGCAGGACCGGGATGTCCAAGGGGCGCTGACCCCTCCGACCGGAGTCAGCATCGAACGGTTCGACCGAACCGTGGCCGTCACCGTCGAGGGCATCGAGGACTCGAACCTCGTCGGATTCCACTTCTACGCCTCCGCCGATCCAGGCGGGGGGACCGGGGGATACAGCCGGATCAACCCCGCTCTGGTCATCTCCAGTACGACCGAGGAGTCCATCACGGCGCTCGGGGAACTGACGGTGGATGCCAACGTGGCTACCGCCCTGGATGGGTCCCATGCGGCCGATCCGCTGTTCATCCGGGTCAAAGGGACCCAGGAGGACGAGGATGAGGCTGTCCTCCAGACCGACTACGACCAGACCCTCGAAATCAACGAACTGACCGACCGCATCCGGGTCACGACCACGGTGGAGGGGGTCCGCACCATCCGCCGGTTCACGTTCACCCACGACCGGCAGGCTGGTTTCAACTCGGCCAAGAACCCCGCCATCCCCAACGCTTCCTTCAACGTCATCCCGACGGCCGACCCGCTCTACTACGTGGTCACGGCGGTCTACAACATCGACGGGGACGAGTTCGAGTCGAGCTTCAGCCCAGAGGTGAGTGGATCACCACTGGTCATCACCCCAACGGTCGGCACGTTCCCGACGGTCAGCCGCCAGCAGATCGTGCGGGACACGGTCTTGTCCATCTTCCGGGCGAACCCGCAGGTGGATGTGAAGCCCGGATCGGTCACTCGGGACACGTTCATCGACCCGTTCTCCACGGAGGCACAGCGGATCCGTTTCGTGGTGGATTTCCTGCATCGGGCACAGAGTTTCGCCACGCTCCTGCCTCTGGACGACCCGGGGTTCACGGGCACGTCGGTCCCGGTGTCCCAGAGCGAGTACAAGCGGGCGCTCAAGCTAGCGTTCTTCCTGACCTCCGATCAGGCAGTGCAGAACCTCATCGACGGAGCCTTCGACAAGCTCGCCAGCAACTTTGGCAAGACCCGTCGAGGTGGTAGGCGGGCTCGGGGTTCGGTCACCATCTTCACCAGGACCCGGCCCACGACGGCCATCAGCTTCCCCATCGGCACCCTGGTCATCTTGAACGGCCAGCGGTTCCGGCTCACATCCCCGGCGACCATCTCAGCGGCCGGCTCGGGGTCGTTCTTCAACCCCAGCACGGGGCGCTACTCCACGGTGGCCTTCGTCCAGGCCGAGGCTCCGGGCCTCGCAGGGAACGTCGCCCCGAGCGTGGGGACCATCCAGAACGCCCCTCTCGGGGTCCAGGCTCAGAACGAGGCCCCCACCTTCGGTGGAGAGAACGAGGAGTCCAACCGCCAGCTTGCCCTTCGAGCCCAGGGGGCGTTGTCCTCGGTCGATTCAGGGACGCTCCAGGGCTACACCCAGACGGCTCTGGATGTGCCCGGGGTCGCCCAGGTCAACGTCGTGGACGCCGGGCATCCGCTGATGATGCGGGACCGGGCAGACGATGGGCGGCACGTCGGGGGCAAGGTAGACATCTGGGTTCGGGGCGAGAGCACGGGCACGGTGTCAGACGCCTTCGCCTTCAGCTTCGAGATCGCCGAGGGCATCCAGTTCGAGCCTGTTGGATCCCTGCAAGACCTCCAGTTCCGGGCTGTGGACCCGAACCTCTCGCCGGAGAACCCGCTCATCGAGATGCTCTCGATCCCCCAGTACGGGTTCGAGTTCCGCAACGAGTCCAAGGGGTACATCTTCGATTTGACCAACGTGGAGGTCACTGGATGGAACACCATCCGGCTCAGTGCCTCTTTGAATGACCCCACGGCTCATGACCTCGAAGACGTGGTGACGGGGTACTACCGCTACCGGACAAGCGACCGCTTCGTGTTCACCCGGCAGCCGGTGCGGAGCATCGTCTCCTTCATCGGGCAGCGGTCAGGCACGGTGTCGGCGGCGGCCTACGACCTGTTCAAGGTGGCCGACCCGTTGCTGAACGGGCGCTCCTCAGAGGCGGGGGACTACATCCGGGTCACCGATGACGGGGCCTTGGGGGCTGGGGTGGTCCCCTCGCCGAACCCCATCGACGTGACCGGCGAGGAGCACGTCATCCTCGACGGCATTGAGTACCTGAACTTCCTGGGGGCCAACCCGCTCACGGTCCGGGTCTTCAATGCTGACCGAACCGTGGAGTACCTCTCCCCGTTCGTCAGCGACTCGCCGGACTACACCTTCGTCCCCGGGGACCAGACGACCCCTCTGGGCATCCAGACCACGTCTTTGTCCCAGATCGAGGCGGGGCAGACCATCCTCATCGACTACAGCCACGACGAGAACTTCACCGTCTCCTACATCCCCAACGTCCTCATCGGGGTGGCTCAAGGGACCGTGGACCCCCGCCGTCACATCACGGCGGATGTCCTGCTCAAAGAGACAATCAACGTCCCGGTGGACATCACCGCCACGGTGGTCCTCCAGAACTCGCAGGACCGCAACCTCAGCGTCTCCCAGGTGGACGGCCTCATCCGCACGGCCCTGGCTCGATACTTCGGTGGTCTGTTCCTCGGGGAGCCCGTCCGGCCCGCCGACATCTCCAGGGTCATCGACGCCGTGGAGGGCGTGTCGTACCCGGTCCACCCCCTCACCAAGGTGGTCAAGGCTGAAGGATCTCTCGTCCTGCGGGAACCCATCCTTACGAGCCAGGATGCGGACCTCCAAGAGGTGTTCGAGTGGGACACCCCAGCCATCACCGTCTGGCTCCTCAAGGACGAGCTTCGGGCGGCTACGACCAACGCTGGTGGTCCCCTCAACCAGTTCCGGGGCGTCTTCGCCGATGAGGTGCGCCTCCAGCACTACGAAATCGCCCCCAACGTCAACGGGCTCCCTCTCAACAAGACCAAGGATGCAGCCTTCATCATCGGAGACGACGGGCTGCTCATCCCCGGATTCTCGGACGATGACACCCTGCTCTCGGAGTTCGTGTTCGACGATGACCCCGACAAGCAGAAGGCCCAGTTGGAGGCCAAGCGCCGTGAGTTGACCAAGAACCGGGTGCTCGTGACCCTTGCCAAGGGCGAGGCGACGCCCAAGGACTTCAGCTACCAGGTGGCCTACGTGGTGGGGGAGGACACGGGGGTCAAGGGCATCGAGCCTGGCCCGGCCGAGTACCTCACGGTGGGGAACGTGGAGTTATCCTTCGACCAGGACTTCGACTTCCGGGCACGGATCAAGGGCCGGGGGAGGTAAACCATGAACTACTACGACGCCAGGCAGCGGCAGTCCGACCAGAAGTGGGACTTCACCTGTCATAACCGCCGCACGGGAACATGGGCAGTTGGCAAGTGCGCCGACCATCAGTGCCACCACGACACCCCGGAAGAGGCTCGGGAGTGCGACGTGGAGGGCTGTGACTTCGACACGAACCGGGCGGCAGAAGCGGGACCCTACTTCTACTGGGCGCTGTGCTCCCAGCACATGAACAAGGAGACGGTCGCCAGCCTGCTGAAGGTCGGGTCTTTCATGGGGTCTTGGTGAGGTGAACCGTGGCTGACCGCCCATCGCCCAAGAACCTCCTCCCCGGGCTCCTTTCCCAAAACCCGTCGGCGGTGGGGCATCCGTCCCAGGATCGGCAGACGAGGAAGCAGGTGCAGGTGGACCGCATCATGGATGTGTTCCTCCAGCTTCTCCCCTCGAACTACGTCTCCCAAGTCCCCGGTCCCTTCTACACCTTGCGATTCCAGGCAGCGGCCGAGCAGATCGCCGAGATCCAGATCACCGCCCAGGAGGCGTTCGCCGACGGGGCCTACGAGTACCTCCGTCCCGAGTTCATGTTCCAGATGCTCGGGCTCCTGGTCTTCCCCGACGCCACCGACGACGGCTACCCGGTGCTCAAGGGTGACCTCACCTACCGGGACTTCCTTCGTCGGATGGTCGAGCTTCTCCTTCAGGGTGCCACCAAGAAGACCATCCAAGAGGGCCTCGAACTGCTCTCCACGGCCACGTTCGAGGTGCTGGAGAGGTCCGTACTCGGTCGCCAGACGCCGGGGACGGCCTGGCTGTTCGACGACCAGTTCACCTTCGAGATCAACGTCTCCGAGACGGACGGGTCCTCGGGTCTTCAGCGCTTCCCCGAGGACCCGTTCATCCTTCAGGAGAACGTTCGCATCGTGCTCCGGGCACTCAAGCCCGCCCACACCCTGTACGACTACCGCCACCTGTTCAAGGAGGTCTTCGGCCAGTTTTTCTCGGACGCCATGTCCTTCGACTGGAAGAACTACTATTACGAGGACTTCCGGGCCTTCTGCTGCGGGGCCAGGAGCGTCACGGGGGACAGTGGTGAGACCCTGACCGACCGGACGCTGTTTCGGGATTCCAACCGGGACTTCACGTTCATCCGGCCCGGCTCCGACCTCGTGGTCCTCTCAGGGCCAAACAGCATCCACGCTGGCGGCCAGGAAGGGACAACAGCCTCGACGGACCAGCGCCACATCGGCCGCTACCGGGTCAAGGAGGTGCTCTACTTCCCTGTGGGGGACGACACGGTCCCGAGGGCCTTCACGACGGCGAGCGGCCTCACGGGGGAGGCAACCGTGGAGGCGGACACCATCGACGCCACCTCCTCTGGTGTGGACTTTGGTACGGTTCCCGAAGGGGAGATCCTCACCCTCACCGAGGGTCCAAACGCCGGAACCTACCTCCTGAAGACGGTACGTGGCTCTACGGGTGGTCCAGTGGGGGAGACCGGGGTCAGCGGGTCCCGGGTCCGTGTGGCCCCCAGCCTGCTCCGGCTGGAGCGCCGGATGCGACAGGAGGCGACCGGCCAGGAGTTCGAGGTGACCGTGGACCGGCTGGGAAAGCAGGTCCCAAGGGAGGTGTCGGGGGAAGACGTGTCCCTGTTCTTCCTTCTGTAGTTTGCCTATTGGCCCCCGGAAGGTGAAGGGCCGATCTGACCCCGAGGAGTGCTAATGCCCGCCAGCATCCGAACAACGCTCCATTCTTCACCCGGCGGCCCGGTGGTCGGTCCGGTTCTGGTGGACCAGAGCCGAAACGACCTCCACAAGGGCTACCAGGTGGTGTTGGAGTCGGTCAACGTCCACTCCACCTACGCCTGGTCCATCGTTTTCAAGCCGGAGTCCCCCAACCGGACGGACTCGACTGCTGGCCTTCTGGCCCCCGAGGGCTCCACCTCTTCGACGGCCAAGTTCAACGTGGACTTCGAGGGGGCCTACCTCATCCGCCTGGTGGTGGATGCAGGGCTCCCAACGGAGAGCACCACCTTCGTCAGGCTCCGGTTCAAGACCCGGTTCGGCAACCTCAACCTCGTGGCGGCGGGCGAGAGGCGGGACGAGAATGGGGTCATCCCGGTCGATGCCACCCCCGAGGGGTGGTCGAACGACCAGAACCAGAACCTCCAGCTTCTTTTGGCCCAGGTTCGCCGCCAGGCGACGAGCGGCCGGATCTTCTGGGTGGACGCCAACCGGGGCAGGGATGATGGCGACAACGCCAACGACCCGGCCGTCACCTATGAGCTTCCGGGGGCCGACCCCGCAGCGACCGAGGATGAGGTCACGTTCACGGCCGAGGGGCATGGAGACTTCTCGACCATCAACGAGGCCATCTCCTACGCCATGGCCGCCGCCGCCCGAGGCGAGCCCGCTCCCAGCACCACGAGCCCCTATATCATCTACGTGAAGCCGGGGCTCTACGTTGAAGACCTGAACCTCCAGGCGAATGTCCACATCATCGGCGACGCCCCGCTGGTCGAGCCGGACGTGTCCGATGATGGCCCCGGGCCTGTGGTCATCCGGGCGGCCAACGCTGGTGGCAACACGCACGCCTTCGAGCCCTCTGGAGACGGGGACGAGGTCAACCTGGTCAACCTGACCCTGGTGAACACGGCCGTAACGGCCGAGCCGGTCCTGCGACACCGCCGGGGCGTCCTCACGATGATCCGGTGCAAGGTTCTTCAGCAGGCCAACGGGGCTGGACAGGGACCCTGCATTCTCACGGAGATAACCGCTCCGGGGGCGGTTGCAGATCTCCATCTGTACAACTCCTGGCTGTCCTCCGAGGCGACGGCAGACGACGACCGTTATGCTCTGGTGTTCGACTCGCCGGGCGAGTTGTACCTCAGAAGCAGCATCCTTGAGGGCCGGTCCTGCCTGGCCCTCAATCCGTCGCTTTATGGGTCCGTCGAAGCCGAGCTAGACGGGACGGAGGTGGTGGCGGAGGACGGCTACGGGATCCGGGCAGGTGGGGGTTTCGAGTCCCGCCAGAGCAGTGTGAACTCGAACTCCCCAGACAAGAACATCGTCATCGACGGGTTCGGGGCTGTGCCCGGCTCTTTGCCGGGCGACCTCGTAGTGGTGCTCGCTTTCTGCCGGGTAGGGCGGGTCATCATCCACCGGAACTTCGTGGCGGGGGACACCATCCTGCGAACGGGCGGGGTGGTCACCGGGGATGACCCAGCGAGCCAGGATTCCTGGCTGAGGACCCCCGAAGGTGCGCTCACCGAGATCTCGGGAGATCTCACTGCCCGCACCCTGCTTTACCACACCAACTGGCGACTCCCCGAGGATCAGCCCGCTGGTCCCGAGACAGTCCCGGGCAACTCCAAGTTCCCTTACCGGAACGTGCAGGATGTCCTCGACCTCCTGGCGAACATCACCAACCCGTTGGGCTCGGCTCTGGGGGTTGGTCCGTACCCGGGAGGTTTGACCCTCAACGCCGCCTACAACGGGCTCTCCAGCTACAACCCGTTCACGGTCGGGGCGGGATTGGGTCGGGCCATTAATGCTAGCCCTGGTGCGGTCCAGATTTTCGGCGACCCCTCCCCTGGCACTCCCAACATCGACCCCACCCTCCCTGGGGGGCTTCAGGTCAGCAGCGTCATCGACATCGGCCCTATCCAGGGGGATGGGCTCGGGTCCGAGATCTTCCTTCAGGCCAATTCCTTCGGCCTCGGGCCGATGATCGACCTGGGCCGGAACGTCTGGCACAACGAGATTTTCGACCCCCCCCGAGCCCTTCCGGCGGGGTTCGTCCGGGCGGGGTGGCACACGGGTGGCGGAGCCCCGCCTGGGGGCGTCACCGGGTACTCGCTCTGGCTCATGACCTTGAGCGGGGTTCACTCCGCTTCTGGGGAGTTCGGTCGTCTCATCCTCTCGGCAGGCCGCATGGTCAACGCCGGGGCCAGCGACGCCCTGGGCGGTCCTGTCTTTCTCGAAGCTGGAGATATCCAGCGGGTTGGGAGCCTCGGGGAGCCCGGGTCTGTGTGGGTTGTTCCCGGCTGGTCGGCCAACGGAGGCATCGACCACGGCAGACTGCGTCTGGTTCGCCCCTCTGCGGCAACCCCGGCGACTCTGCGGTCGGTGAATCCCACGGGGCCGATGAACCGGGACGGGCAGCTTCACCTGGCCACCCCGGACATGACCCACACGACGGGCGGGGTGTTCGTGAACCTCACGAACGGCATGAACCTCGCTGCCATCATCGCCGCCATCAACAACGACCTGGCGGGCGAGATCGTCGCCTCCGACGATGCCGGTCACCTGCTTCTGACGGCATCCAAGCGTGGCATCAACTCCGAACTGGTGGTCCTCGGGGCCGGGCAGATCTCGGCGGGGACCGAGAACGACTTCTTCAACGACCTTGGCGAGCTTCGACCCTCGGTGGGGGCCACGTACACGAAGGGGACGTACCCCGAGTATGTGGACCTCGAATGCACGGCAAACGGCGAACTGACCGTGCATGGGGTCATCGCCGGAGTCGGCGGTGGCGGTGGAGCCCCGGTCGATGACTACGCCCAGTGGGTCATCCCTGGAGGTGGGCCGTTTACCTACACCATCACCACCGAGTCCCTCATCGGTGTGGATTCCACGGCTTCCGGTGGGGACGTGTTCCTCCCGAACCCTCAGCCTGCCGTGGGGACGAACATCACCGTCAAGTTGGAGGCGGGGGGCAACCCGGTCAATCTCGACGGCAACGGCTCCAACATCGACGGGGCAGCCAGCACCCCCATCGCCATCCTGTACGAGTCCGTCACGGTCTACTGGAACGGAACCCAGTGGTTCACGAAGTAGTTTGACGGGCTCACGAGGTATCGTGACCTGTGGCTCACCAGCCGACCAACCCTGAAGACTGCTTCGGAACGAGCCTGTGGGGGTTCGGACCATGGCCGTTCGAAGGTACGGATGCCGACCTTCAGGCATGGGCACATCTGCATGTGCTCATCCCAGGTGGTCCCATCTCCGTGGTCGTCGGCGAGCCGCATCTCGACCATGATGCCGGGCTTCAGCCGGACCCGGACAAGTACCACCCCACACCGTCGCAGCAGACGGTTCTGGTGGACCCCACCATGCCGGTCACCGAGGCCGAATGGGATGGGCTCATCGCCCTCGGCATCATCGACTCGGCCGCACCTTTCGACGATGGGGTCATCAACCCTGAAGACCTGAGCCTCGCCTGGGTCAACGCCCAGCTTCCTTCGGGCTACCCGGCCCCCGTTGGCTCGTGCCCTCCACACCCGGCGGGGGCGGGATACGGCGGCGTGGGCTATGGCATCCACGACAACACCGGGACGGGCTTCGGTCTCGGTTCCTACGGTGCCCGCTGGTTCCCCGCCCCACCGATGAACGTCTCGGGGGGCTATGGTGGCGATCCCTACGGCCTTGCAGGATTCGGTGGCACAGAGGTGGACCCGCCGCACCTTACCTCCGCCATCAGCCTTACGGGCTACCAGATCGAGGTGTTTTTCTCCGAGGAGATGGACACCAACGACCCAGCCCTGCTGGACCCTGCTTCCTACACGTTGACCCCGGTCACCGGGGCACCGTCCTCGGTCACCGCAGTGGCCATCGAGAAGGTGGGTCCGATGGACATCTTGGGCGGGGACTTCACGGCAGGGGTCACATCCGTCGTCATCACGCACACGGGCACGACCCTCGGCGGCACCTACCAGGTTCAGGCTGTGGGCATGAAGGACGTGGCCGGAAACCCCATCCTCGGGGCGACGGTCAGCCTGCTCACCAAAGGAGAAGCCCCCATCTTCTCCATGACCCCTCAGTCTGGGAGCCGCATCCTGGCCGAGTTCTCCGAGAACATGCTCCAGGCGGCCGACTATCACCCTGGGGCAGTGGACACCATCCTCTCGGGAACCTCCTACAGCTTCACGTCGAGCCCGGACTACCCCATTGGTATGACGGTCTCCACCGTGGAGCACCCCTACCAGGGAAGCGCCAAGAAAGCGCTCCTGACCGTCCTCGGCCAGACGAAGCTCACCTACACCCCGCTCATTGCCCCGGCGACAGCCATCAAGTATCTGGCCACTCAGACGCCGGAGGAGTTCGGAGCCCTCAAGGTCGTAGGGGCGGGCAATACTGTGATCGAGAAGGTCGTCGGCAGCACCCTGCTGGTGACCCTCGAAGGAGTAGACCCCCTCGGCGTGGGCTACGTGTTCACCGACCCGACCGCCAAGCTCGGTGGTAGCGCCACGTTCCGAACGGACCTGACCTTCGACGCCACAGGGAGCTTCATCAAGCCCACGGTCCATTTCGAGCGCATCCTCCAACTTTTGGTCGATGACGGGACCGTTGAGCTTGGCTGCTGGCTCGGGTGGGACGGGACTACCAATCAACCGCTTTTGGCGGTCACCACGGGTCTGGGTGGATTCTCCCAGTCCTTCACCCAGTACGACTGGACGACAGGACAGCACACCATCACGCTGATCCGCAACCAGAAAGCGGGGATCGTCACAGCACTATTCGACGGGACCCCCATTTTCTCCACGGCGATGGCCAACCTGGTTCCACCGACGCAGCCGGTCGGCGGCAACACCCTGGTCGTCGGCTTGGGTCCCGACCTGCCGAAGATCACCGACCTCAAGATCTCCAGCCTGGTCACCACGGCGACATCCACGGTCTTCTCGGGGGCCTGGAACTTCATGCACGACGAGGAGGGACCCGCTTTCGTTGGGGATGCCTCGTTGACCAAGGACAAAGTGCGGGTCGCCCGAGGCCCCCTCGTGAAGGACTGGGGGGACGGGACACCTGCAACCAAGAACGATGTGGAGGTGCTTGTCGGGGGGACACCCGTCGAAGTTGCGGACGTGAACCCGTACCTCGGCGAGGTGCAGACGGTCATCCCAGTCCCGCTCCTGCCCATCGGCATGGCCGACGTGTCGGTCAACTACACTTGGATGGCGTCCCCGACGATGCCGTTCGCCGAACTCAACCTCCCGGGCCTGGTGCTCAACAAGTACGACTGCACCCACGGCCACCACGACCCGGCGGCTCACGGCGAGCAGAACCAGGTGCCCCCTGGACCCCACTTCCTGGGCGACCCGGGGTTCCCGAAGGGGGCACCCGACACGTCCCGTTATCCGATGGGTCTCGTGCTCGGGCCGATGACCCGGCCGCAGCCGCTCCACATCGGCCACAGGTACATGGGCTTCGAGCGGGGCTACTCCTCGCTCTTGAACTCACCCACGACCCTCCTGCTCAACCAGCATCCGAACCGCAGCATCCAGCCGGGCTTCGAGCAGCGGCCTGTGGGGGAGGCGGTTGCCTTCGAGGGTCTCGTGCGGCCGACCTCGGCCGACCCCCTCTGGCAGGCGGTGGGGACGGACACGGGAGGAGTGGACTTCACCGAGGAGGGGGCAGCAGGGACCTACACGCTCAAGGACGATAACTCGGGCTCCTACGACCCGGATGACCCGCAGGCGGCCTACTACTGGCGGGACGTAGACCTCACCTCCCCCTCCAAGGTCTACATGGTCGGTCGGTGGTTCCTCGACCTCGATAGCATCTCCTCGGATGGCGTGTTCACCGGGGTCGGGATGGGGATCCACGATGGCCACCACCTGTACCTGGCGGGTTGCCTGCTCATCAACGGCGTCCAACACGTTGGAATCCTGACCGACGCCACCCGTCCCGGGGATCCGGCTTCCTGGCGTTATGGCCCCAAGGTCCAGCTTTCTCTCGCCAGCCAGAACACGGCCACCTGCCTGGCGTCCGAGGTTCCGGCCGACCTGGTGGCGGGGGACCGTTTCCAGGTCAACGGGAGCCACCCGCAGGACGGGGTATACACCTGCACGAGCGTGGTTTTCCAGACGGACGGGACCGTGACCCTCACGGTGGAGCCAGATTTTCCAGCCCACTGGAATACCTACGGCAACAAGTTCCCGACCGCCTTTTTCGAGACTCCCTGGGCGGCCACGGCCTCGACCTACCGACTGGAGGTAGACCCGGACGGCCGCTCTGCCTCGCTCGTTGCCTCGGGGCTCACGACGGCCAACATCACCACCATCGACGAGACCTTGGTCCCGAAGCTCCCGCAGCCCGCCCAGACCTCCCTGCTCCTGCCCCCTCCCCAAGAGGTACAGAATGGCCAGGCGTTTTGGGGCTCTTTGAGCCGGGAAGCGACCAACCAGAGCACCTGGTCTTTCTTCCGCTACGGCGTCGTCCCTGACGTGACCGTTGTGGCCGGTCACGAGGTTGTGGTCGAGGCCGAGATGAGCGAGGTTCCCGAGCGGGATCCTAACCACGATTGGATGCTTCTCGAAAACTTCGGGTACTCCGAGATCGACTCCACAGCAGATGCACTTCTCCTGAAGCAAACTTCAGGTGACCCCGGGCGCAACTTTGCCTTCGGATACGCTAGGAACGAGCCGTGGTTCATCCCCGACTCGAACTTTGATCTGACAGCGAAGTTCCGGGTCGAGACGGGTTCTGGTGTGCAGGACGCCCAGGTGGTCATCAACGACACCGAGCGGGAGATCCGGTTTTCCACCTTGCTGTACCGGGAGGGGGTCGTAGCAGACCCACAGTGGCGGCAGTTGGTTCGGACCCCGCTGGTGAGCATCAACGGGTTGCAGGACCCCGCCAACCAGGACGGTTGGTCCCTTCTCACCCAGCCGGGTCAGGATCCGCCGAGCATCGACGTGGTGGAGGGCCTCCTACGGGTCACGCAGGCCAGCGAGCAGTTCGCCGCCTGGCTCGGGGCTTTCACGGACAACGGCCTCAACTTCACCGACCAGGGCGGCAGGGTGCTCGAAGCCCGTTTCCGGGTTGTGGCACACACGGCGGCTCCTGCCGGGGCCACGTCCATCAAGGTCCGGGGGGAGTTTGGCTCGGCCCCGGTTCGGATGGCCACAGCCCACCTCGTCACGGGTGGCGTTCGGGTGGAGTCGGACGAGACCGGCACGCTGGTGCAGCAGTACGCCTTCGACTGGGACGACGACGAGTTCCACACCTATCGCCTCGTGCTGGACGCAGAGAACGATGCCGTCCTCCTGTACCTCGACGACACTCTCCAGCTTCCGACCATGGCGTCCTCGGCGTTCACCGGGGGATCGAACAACACCAACGCCGTGTTCGGGCAGTTCGGGAACGACTTGACCGGGGTGATGAACCCCGCCATCACGAGCACCGTCGAGTGGCATTCGGTCAGCTTCCAGGGGCTCCCGGCCAATGCCTGCAAGCGCACCCTCGGCGTTCTCCGTGGTTCCAACCCGGACAGCATCAACGACTGGGAGCTTCCACGAACCGACCCTTCCCCGGCCCAGAACTCCCGGCAGAACGGGCCGGTCATCGAGGAGATGGACTGGCGTGAGGACATCGAAGTCCGCATTTGGAGGGACCCGACCTGGGGTGTGACGGTCTTCCGTCCCGACCTCCCCCTGCCTCCGTACTACCAGTCCGAAGACCCCAGCACGCCTGGGACGGGGTTCGCCACCCAGATCACCGAGCCTTCGGCGGGGTGGATCAACGTGGAGTACAACCACCTGCCTCGGGAGGAGCAGCCACTCGGCCGGGTGGAGTTCGGTTCGCTCCGCAAGGAGAACGTGACCCAGCAGCGCTGGCAGCGAGTGCGTTACCGGCTGTTCCGCAGCCACACCGACAACATCCGAATGCCGGAGAACATGGTCCTCAACCGGCACAACGTCATCACCTCTGGGGAGTTGACGGCGGATGTGGGCCACGAGACCGTTGTGGTCCAGACGTTGGACGACCGCCGGGTCACCCTCCTGCCGACCCATCTGTACGCCGAGAGCATCTGGAAGGTCATCGACGGGTCGAACATCTACACCTCGGAGATGTTCGATTTCCTGCCCGAGGGGCAACTCATCGCCCTCAAGCCGGACGACGATGGGAACCCCAGGTGCTTCGGGCTCAAGGTCCAGGGGACCAAGGGGTCCTTCGAGGCCAAGAGCAAGGTCTTCACTGCCGACGAGGACATCACAGGCGTGGTGGCGGGGGACCTCCTCAAGATCCGGTTCGGGAAGGCCGAGGGGTCTTACCTCATCGAGAAGGTGGACACGGCGGCCGGGAAGGTCTGGGTGACCACGGCGTTCCCGGCGAGCCCTGCCGGGGGTGATGAAGAATGGAGCATCTCCCAGGCCAAGACCCCGGTGACGGTCGTGTTCGTCCCCGGGAAGCCGGTCACCAACACGTACCTGCTCAACCAGCCTCTCCTCGACGGCATCACCAGGCTCAACGAGGGGACCCCGCCTGTCCCCAAGAGTCAGATGGCCGAGTCCGAGCGGCAGGAGATCTGGGGCTCCCAGATCAACGACCCCAACGATGTCCTCAACGTGGACCCGGAGTTCATTCTCAACGACCCCTTCCGGGTGGTCACTTTCACCAACGACCCGGATTCCCTCTACGAGGGGATGGAGTTCATGGAGGTCACGGAGGGGGAGGAGGGGCTTTTGTCTTTCCCGTGTGAGGCCACCCTGCTCTCGGATACCCCTGGATTCATGGAGGCCGGAGTCGGGGACAAGATCTACGAGGTCGGTGGCCCAGGGGCACCGCATGGGGGAGCCGGGGCCAACGCCAACCTCACGGAGACGGGCGACTACGTGGGTGCCCCGACGGGAGCCCACCTGCTCTGGTTCAGCGGGACTTCCTTCTGGGAAGGTGCTGGGGCCATGGTGTCCACCGAGGACTCCAGGGTCGTCCATACCGTCGAGCAGGGCGGCGGAATGCCCGGGAAGTTCTTTTTCGCCTCCGGCGGGAACTACGTCGGCCCCGTGCTCTCGGGTGGGACCATCACCTCGGTGGACAACCCGTTGGGTGGGACCCTTGGCCCGGGGACCACCATCTTCTACCCGACCTACCCGTCCCTCCCGCCCCGGCTCGGGGGCGGCAAGATCTACCGCCAGACCGAGTGGTTCATGCGGCTGCGGGAAGTCCTGGTGGATGCTTCGGCCTGCGGCCAGGAGAGCCAAGGGGGCAGTGTCGGTGCTCCTAACCCAGAAGGGAGCCAGGGGGGCAGCGCCGGGGACGATGCCGTTGTAGGCCCGATAGGAGATTCGCAAGGAGGCAGCATCGGGGACGACTTGGTTCCAGACCCTCTCGGCGACTCACAAGGGGGCGGTGGATGCGTCGGCCAGATGCTCGACGAGGAGTACAGCCTCGACCTCGCCGATAGCGTCCCGCCGAGCGAGCCTCATCTGTGGCTGGTCAACCCGAATGGGACTCCCGAGGTGCTGGGGGCGGCTTTTGCGGTCATGTCGGGGGCGGGGGACTACTCCCGCTATGGCCCCTGGGGAGGGGTGGACGCCCTGAGCCCGAAGAAGGACTTCGGGCACCTGGTCTTCGTGCAGGACCCAGCCCCGGTGGGCATCGAGGTGGTCATCGAGGACCCCAACAGCATCCAGTGGGTGTTCACCGGGGTCGTCATCCCAGCCACCGACCAGGAGTGGGCCGTGGCCCCCAACGGCCCAGAATCGTTGGCAGAGGTCATCAACAACCACCCGGTCGTTGGGCAGTACGTGAGGGCTTCGGTCTTCACGAACCTCCTGGGGGAGAGGGTGGTCCTGGTTGAGGCTGTGGAGCCGGTGAGCCCGACCCACATCATCAGGCTTTCCTCCAGCGATTCCCTTGACCTCCGGGTGGACCGGGTGTCCCCAACCGGGGTTCTCCAGGGAGGGGCGAAGGTGCGGCAGTCGTCGCTGCTGGCTGGGGGTCTGGCAACCGTTCAACCCGTCAACTTCCATGACCCCTTTGCGGGTATGGTCGCATCAGGCGGGTCTCCGCTGCCTCAGGGTGTGGAGCAGCACTTGGTTTTGACGGCCGTGTGAGGGCCGGGCCGGTATTTGGCCTATGGCCCCGAAAAGTAGAGACGCCGTGCTCGTTCGAGAGGGCTAGATGAGCTTCCACCACGAAAAAATCCAAGGGCCACGTCAAGGAGTTCACCTTGGCTTGGGCATCCGGCACGAGGAGGCGGCGGCGCTCATGCTCGGAGCGAAGAAAGGCGTCCTCATCTTCGACATGCGGGACGCCAAGACGGGAGAGAGCCTCGTCTACTGGGAGAAGGAGAACATCATCACCAGGGACGCAGGGATCCTGGCGGCCCGCCTCTTCCGCAACAGCCTCGACCCGTCCTCGGCACAGAACAACGGCCTCACGATGCTGGCCGTGGGGACAGGGGCCACAGGCAACCTGCTCTCGCCCGATGCCCCCCAGAACACGCAGCGGAAGCTCAACAACGAGATCGCCCGCAAGGCGTTCGCCTCCGCCCAGTACCGGAACACCTCCGGGGTGGCAGTGGCGTTCCCCACGAACATCGTGGACTTCACGACGGTGTACGGGGAGGCCGAGGCGGTCGGACCGCTCAACGAGATGGGGCTGATGTCTACGGTGTCCCTGAACCCGGGCATCCTGAACACCATCAGCAACGGCCCAAGCAACTACGACGCCACCATCGACGTGACCGGCAAGGACTTGATGGTGAACTACCTGACCTTTTCAGTAATATCGAAACCAAGTACCGCCACGTTGGCAATTACATGGAGACTTTCGTTCTAATGCAGCCTGCTGCCGTGACTGCCACCTACCCCGAAAGTAAGGTAGTTCACCAGAACTTCCCCAAAGGGATTAGTATGCGTGCAATGGTCAGGTGCGAGGTCTGTGGGGTTGAGCGCCTCCGTCTTGGTGCCCACATCAAAGCGGCTCACTCTTTTACCGTAGGGCAGTACCGGAACCAGTTCCCAGATGCTTTGGTTGAGGTAGAGGGCTCTCGTGCCCGTTCCCCAGAGTGCCGGGCCAGGCAGTCCAAAGCAGCGTCGAAACGATGGGCCGACCCAAAGGCTCGTGCGGAGCAATCGGCCCGACTCAGGGATTCCGCACCTTGGGCGGGGAAGACGCTCTCCCCTGAACATCGGGCAGCGATTTCTGAAGGGGGTCAAGGCCAGACCCATGACCTGACGGACGAGTACCGAAAGGTACTGGCTGACCGTGGTCGTCGAGTCCTGACGGACCTCCGCCAGCAGCCGGACTACAGAGACAAGTTGTCTGAGGGACAGCGTCGGAGGGCAATCCGTGAGGGCTCGACTTTCGGTCTTCGGGATGCTGGGAGGCAGGCCAAGAGTCTGCAAACAAGGATCGTCAACGGCACCCTAATTCCTCCGGGTGCAGGGCGGGGTATCACAGGTTTCCGCAAGGGCATCCCCCACTACTGTCGCAGCACGTTGGAAGCGAACTTTGCCCGTATCCTCGCCTATAGAGGTGTGCCCTACGAGTACGAGCCTCAAGTTTTCATGCTGCCCGGCGGTGTCCGTTGGACGCCTGATTTCCGGCTCCTCGCCCCTTTGGGTGACATCCCCGCAGGGTGGGTGGAGTTGAAAGGCTGGCGTAAAAACGACGGCTGTCTTCCTGGTGACGTATCCGAGAAGATCGCCATCTTCGAACAGATGACCGGAGAGTCTGTGTACATCTTGGTACAGAGCAGCCCTGAGTGGCTGGCCCTCCAGGCCATGTATGCGGAACTGGTAGCTTGGGAACGGCCACGGTTCAATCTCAAGACCCACCCCGACGTGTTTTCGAGGACGTGACGGATGGCGCTGAAGGACCACGACAAGCACTTTGAGGGGATTCAGCAGGCACCCACGCCTGCTGAGGACCAGGTGCCGAACACCGTCTCCCGTCACGTCAAAGTCGGGGAGCGGGCCTGGCACACCGTCGTGGCCGAGAGCGGCAAGCCCGTTCTCGACTCTGAACTCAACCTGCACCAGGACGCCTCGTGGATGGAGAACTTCCTCCTCCGCAGGTGGCAGGTGCCGTCTGGTTGGCTCCGTGGTCGCACCCACAACGATGTCTACTGCGACTACGGGCTCGGGCAAGACCACAACGTCACCGACGACAGTGGCTCAACCGCCGACGATGGCTCGCTGGGCGGCTCGCAGGGGGGTTCGCAGGGGGGTTCGCAGGGGGCTGGGGGGCTGTTCCTCCACGATGACGGCACGCTTCTGAACTCGTTCGTCCTGCCCAAGCTGGAAGCCATCGTCGCCGGGCATCCTGTGGTGGTCGAGTACACGAACACCAGCACGCCCGGCGGGAATCTCATCGGGCTCAACGACCCGACCATCTACGACGGCACCAACGCCACGGTGAAACGCTGCGACTTCGTGTTCCTCGAAGTCTGGCGAGCCCTTGTGGCTCCAAGCCCACGAGCATCAGGCCAGGTGCAGGTGGTTGACTCGGCCCAGATGGCCAACGGGGACCAGCTTCTCGTCAACGGCGTTGCACTGACGGCAGCGGCGGCCCCTGGTGTGGACCAGTTCGTCCTCGTCTCGGGAAACAACGTGACCACGGCGGCCAACATCGCCGCCGCCATCAACGATGTGGCCAATAGCTTCGACACGATGGTGGAGGCTCGGGCTAACGGCGACACAGTGACCATCCTCGCCCTGACCCCAGGGACCGGGTCGGCCATCGACGTGCCCCCGACCGGGAACTTCATCACCCTTTCGGTCAACCAGGCTGGCGGCGGGGCACTGGGCTCCTGGGTGGCCTCGGGGCCAGTGCTCACGGGGGGTGCCAACCGGCCCAACAAGCCCTCAACCAGCCAGGGCCAGATTTACCGGCACGGCAACGTCCAGTCCCCCAGTGGGGTCTGGCTCACCGATGAACTCGTCGATCCAGCCATCGACGTGGAGTCCTCCCAGCGGGTTCAGATCCAGTACCGCATCAGGACGACGGCCGCCTCAGAGGCCGTTAACTACAAGGACCACCCGGACGGATTCTCCACCCTCATCGCCGGGGGCGGCCCCGATGACGCCGCCATCTTCGCCCAGGGCGGAAGAAACATCCCCGTTCACGCCAGCAACGGGATTGATGCCCGCTCCTACCCCTTTGTCCGGGCGGACAGCACCCAGACGTGGCTTCAGTCCTCGGCGGTTGCTTACGGCCTCACGGACGACGGGCTCTGGGTGGCGGGGGACGGCTCCGAGGCGGCGGCTCAAGACCTCAGTTCCATCGACGGTTTCGTTTTCGCCATCCCGATCTGTTTCGTTCACCGGCACAACAACGTCAGCGACTCCTTGGCGGGCTTCAAGGGATTCGACCCTGAGAACAACGCCAACGGCGCTCCGATGTACGATCATGCCGGGTACAACGGTCCTCTCGGTGTCATCCCCGCTGGCGTGAGCGACCGGCCGGACAACCATTTCGCCGATGTGGTCACGCAGGAGAACCTGCTGGACCTGCGGCGGCACGTCATCTTCCCAGGTGTGGATCTGGCGGCCGAGCTTCAGTACCAGATGCAGAGCCTCCTCGACGGGAGCCTCCGCACCTGGTCGGTGGACACGGCATCCAAGCAGACCCTCGGCGGCTCCTCCGGCGACGTTTCAACCCGGATGCTCGTGTGCAACGAGATCGGCCGGAGCAACGCCGCCCAGGGGAATCCTCCTCTTTCGGGCGATACGCCCCGAGGGGACCACATCCGCAACTTCGACCACGTTGCCCGTCGGTTCGCCGACCAGCCTGTGGTCGAGCGCCTGGTCCTGTCCTTCTATCCCGGCGACCGCCCCGATGGCGTGACGCAGGGTGGCCCGGTGGCTCCGGGGACGGCCAATCCTGGCAAGTACGTCACCAAGATGGAGACGGTTCCCCCAACCGTCTCGGACCCGAGCGGCTGGTTCGAGGGGGACACCCTCGTCTTCGATCTGGAGAACTGGGTCGTGACCACCCTCGGCAAGGTCTTCCAGGGGACGGACGGCGACGGGGACTCCATGGGCCACGTCGCCAACACCTTCCTCAGCTTCGCTCCGCCGGGGACGGTGTTCACGGACGTGCTGGGCATGTGGCACGACGACGGTGATTACGACTCCGCCGTCACCCAGGACGTGCAGGCGACCATCATCAGGGGCCTCGGCACCTCCAAGGTGGAGGTCACCCTGGACGGCAACATCACCCAGGTGAACGGCGGCCAGCCGGTGGCCACCCACAACATGGTCGGTTCGGACGATGGGGCCGACCCCCCGGCCGTCCCGAACTTCGTGGCCAACCCCGAACTCAAGGGCTCTGGCCGACGCATCTTCGTCGAGTTCGAGGTCACCTACCCGCCTGGCGTGGGCCTCACCGACACCCCAGACCATCTCGTGGTCCCCGACCCCGCCATGTACAACGGGACTGGGGCTTTGCAGGTGGCCGGTACGCCCGACGGTGGGGCGGTCATCGAGAATGCCGCCCCGCAGCGGCCAGCCGATTTCGAGCTTCTGCTCCGGCCGAGGTTCCGTGGTGGGTTCCGTGAGGTGCAGTTGGAGTACGCCGCCAACGACACCTTCGAGCACGCCAATCCGCTCTCTGGGGCCATCGGGTCGAACGCCGGACAGGAAGAAGAGATCGTCAGCCGGGACAACCGCACTTTGTTCTTCCCCCGGCGGCTCTACAGCAACGCAGCGGGCGTCCAGGCGGGCCTCACCCGGGTGTTCGACGTGCCCGACGGCATGGCGGCCAAGACCATCGACCCGACCCTGACGGATTTCGGGTCCTCGTCCCGGCTCGTGACACTCTCTCCGCCCAACCTCTCCGGTGGAGGGCAGACCCTCTGCCGGGTCGAGTACTACGCCCAGGACCCGCTCCCGAACTACGGAGCCCTGGGTGGTGGCTACCAGGTGAACGTCTACTTCCGCACGAACTCGCCGCAGACGGCGGGTGTCAAGGAGGGAGACATCCTCACGACCGGGGACGGGGTAGTCCCCACGACGCTCAACATCGAGCCCCTCCTCATGTCCAAGGACGTGTGGACAGGGCAGGTGGGCATGGGCGGCCACGACCTGGCCTACCCCTACGGCTCACCTCTCGACCAGATCCCGGTCAACGACGGGAACCCGCTGGACCCGACGTACCAGACCATCCACGAGTGGTACTTCGCTGCCTCAGCCGAGGTGTCCATCGACGACTTCAACGCCAACACGGGATTGCTGGCCCTACACGCTTTCGTTCAGGCAGACATCCAGAGCGTCTATACGTTCGGCGGTACGGCCAACAACCAGCCTCCACGGAAGGACGGTGAGTTCCGGGCCTATTACCCCTACGCAGATGCCTCGACCTACCGGCCGACCATCCTGAGCCAGCCGCTCTTCGGGAGCACACGGCACAAGGTCATGGTGCCGTTCCTGGCTCGGGCCATCGAGGAGGTCCCTGGTGTCTCGGGAGGGGTCCTGTTCCGCAAGAGCGAGTTGCTGCTGATCGTGCTGACCCGGTTCGCCGAGATGGACGACGAGAACAACGTCCGGTTCGTGGACACGGACAACCGATGCTCGGCGGCGCTGTACCGGACCCGGAACCTGCTGCTGCTCGTGGGAGATGAGGCAACATGCCACGGAACGTAAACCCTGGTGATCTGAAGACCGGCTCTGGGAAGCGGGTCCCCGAGAAGGGCACCACCGTGGTCCTGACGGGCGGTGGTATGGCCGGTCCCGGTCCGAACATCGGCCAGGCTGGCTGGGTCAGCCCAAGCGGCACCGTTCCGCTTCCCCGCTGGGTCCGGGCCAAGCTCAGCGAAGGTGCGGCGGCAGGAGAGGCTGTTCACGCCCACATCGACACGGCCAAGGGGGCTCACCCGGCCACCGCCATCTCTCTGGACGGTCACCCCGAGACGCTTCACTCGGACAACGTGGAAGGGGCCTTCGACGAGGTTGTGGGAGTGTTCCCGCCTCAGCCGCCCATGCTCGGCGGGTGGGCTCCTTGGACCACCTTCTCTGGCATCCCCGACTGGGGGGCCTTGAAGACCGATGACGCTGGCCTGAAGGCCCGTGGGATCATCACGAGCACCGTTGGCGACCAGGACGACGCCAACATCTACCCGTACTACCACAAGGTCCCGAGTCCGCTCATCACCGACATCAACGACAGCCCGTTCGGGGATGCAGCGGATCCCGGGGGTCGGGACCCACAGACGGATCCCCTGTGGAACTCGAACGTCAACGTGGGCGTGACCTCCATGTACGGGGCCGGGGTGGGGCTCTTTTTCGCCAGCGGCTACACCCGCCCTGGAACGGCAGCCAACGACCCGGTCATCCGGTCCACCCTGGCGAGCTTCCGCTCCTCCACCCTCGACGACGTGACCGCCCTACCGCTTCGGACCGAGGTGACCCTCTCCGGGTCGATCTATCCGGCGGACCGAGGTGTCCTCGCCCTGATCCACTGGCCCCCCGGGCAGCGGGAGAACCCGCCGACCGTTCAGGAGTTCCTTGCCCAGCCTCTCCTCGACAGGGTGGTGGCAGCCATCCTTCTCGGCCAGGGGATCCTTGGCGAGGGGTGCGACGGTGGGGATGACGACTGCGACAACTTCGGGGCCTGTGACGGCGACCCGGGTGGCATTTTCTCCATCGGCCAGGATGCAGACGGGAACTACGACCCGTTCGCTTTTCCCGGCCGGGCGACGGGCCAGTACAACCTCTCGGAGATCCATCGGGGCCTGGATGCCCTGGATGCCCAGGGTCTCAAGGCCCCCTTCGACGGGGGGGCGGGGGTCTACGACAGGGACCTCAACGCCACGACCCCGGCCCTCGGGCAGGTTCGTCTGGGGACGGACCCCAACGCCGGAGAGGCTGACCCTTCGGGCTATGGCATCCCCATCCTCGGCGGGGATGTGAACGCCTACGACCCGGACCCGGTGGCGGTGGCGAACGTGGCCGCCCCAAGGATCGGGCACACGGTCATCGGTAATGCCATCATCTCGATGGAGAGCCCGACGGCACCTGGGTTCCGCCTGCTCACCCAGAACTTCTTCGGCTACCGGCTCCCGTACCTGAAGGATTACTCGGCCGAGGGCTTGAAGTGGACTCCGTCTGGGGCGGACCCGGTGACCACACGGGAGAAGTTCCGGTTCTTCCAGGTCGCTCAGCCTGCGGACCCGGCTTTTGCGTCCGTCAACACGGCGGGGAACTACGGAACTCCATTCGACGAGGACTACGTCACCTGGCAGGTGGGTCGCTACCGCCAGGCGTTCCTCATGCCCTCCACGGAGGTCAACGGCGTCGAGGAGGAGGTCGGCTCCTACTGGCTCATCCACTTCAAGAAGGAGCGAGACTTCGAGGCGTTCGTTCGGGACGGCGTCATGCCGTGGGACGCCACCGACGGGTACGAGATCTACGGGGCGCAGACCATCGACACGACCGACCCGGTCGAGGGGTCGGCGAACCTGGTCAACGAGGTGTCCTCGGGTGGGACGTTCACAGCCCCCGATGGCCCGGCAGCCGACTACGGCTACGTGGCTCGAACGTACTTCCAGCGCCGGTCCAACATCCTGCTGGACTACATCGCAGCCCCGACTTTCACGGGGACTTTCGACTGGCTCCGTCGTGTGGGATCCCCCGATGGGGTCATGTACGTCTCCGGCGTGGCCTACTTCGTGAGCCACCGTCAGGACACGGGGGCAAACAACGTCTTGTTCTCGGGCCTCGACATCACCGAGACAACCAACGGCTTCTTCGACCGGCTCTACCGGACGGATGATGCCTGGCTGAACAGCGAGAACGTGGTGGCGGGCACGGATGATCCGGCCCTGCTGTCCACCCCGAGTCCGGCTTTCATCACGTTTTTCCCGTTCGCTTTCGGGCCGCATCCGGCTCCTCCGGCAGACCAGCCCGATGGTCCTTCGGCCACGTTCCCGCTGAACGCCGACACCGACCTCGGCCTCTCCGACCCGCTGTCCCCGAAGAACCCCTCCCGGGTGGAGGTCCCCTTCACCCACATGGGTCCTGGTGGAGCCAACCAGTACTCGGATGCCAACGGTCCCCAGATCGGGGATGCAGCGGTCATCGGAATGGCAGGGGGGGCGGACATCACTTTCCACGGGGACGCATCCCAGCCTGCATTCACCATGAGGGCTCGGCCGAGAGCGTTCTTCCGCACGCCGCTGGGTCATCAGGCAGCGACTACGGCGGTCATCCCGTACTCGGCCAATGATGGCCACGGGATCATCGTGGAGCCGTCGGATGGGGCGGTCATCCTTCTCCACACGACGAGCTTCGACCCAATCAACTTCTTGGGCGAGTTCGGGAACTTCACATCGGGGGCTACGCCTTCCTCGGTGGACCCCAACATGTTCACGTTCGAGAAGGACGTGTGGGAGCGGTTCCTCGACGAGAGCTACCGCTACATCACGTCTTTCCACCGAGGACTGGCTGACCCGGATGGGCTTCACGCCATCGCAGGTTACGGGTCCATCGCCCGACGGGCGCTCACGGGTCCGGGTCTGTTCACCTGGGGCGTGACCCCCATCGAGGTTCCGGTTCGAGCCGGGGCCACGGCCAGCCACAGCACCGACTGGGCGAACACGGCCTGGCTCCCGATGAACATCCACCAGCAGGAGTTCAACCTGCACGGGGGTGGTGGGCTCGATGCCATCACGCCGGAGCTTCAGGTCGTGGGCTGGCCAGATCGTAACCCCCCGATCACGGACATGGTGAACGCTCCGTTCCCCTCGACCGGCCTGCTCATCTACCCGAAGACCGACTACAGCCCCGTGGGCAGCCCCAACCTGCGTCCGAACCTGGCTCAGGACGCCCTTCCTGCGGACCAGCCGGACTATTCGAGCCTGGCCGGGCTGCGGACCTTCGTTCGGGCGTTCGACGCCAGCTTCGGCCAGGCCGTTGCGGCGGCGGGGCAGCCGTTCTTCACCATTCGCCTCGACGGCATCCAGTTGTCCGACTTCGCCTACGACCCCCCGGGTCCCGGTGGTGCAGGGGTGGCCAAGGACAAGGTGGCAGTGCTGGTCAAGGTCCCTGGGCTCACCACCTGGATGGACCTGGGCCGTGCCGATGGTGCCGGTCCCAGCAAGCAGGACCCCAACCTCGACGGGGCTGGCTGCATGGTCGTCGGCCCAGACACCTTCGATGCTGTGGACCCCGTCACGGGTATCGTCTACTGCCAGGTGCGGGTGAACGTCGGACCCGCCGTCAACCTCTTCGCCAGCACTGGCATCGAGGGCACGACGGTCGGGGAGGTGCCGGTGCTGGTCAAGGTGCAGATGGGGTCCCCGGCGACCCCCTATGCGATGGACAACGAGTACGACCCAGGCACCGACACGTTCCTCGGTCCTGTCCCTGGTCCCGGGATCTCCTACGAGAGGCTCCGGGGCATCTGCGGCATCCGGCTCGTTCAGCCGGTGTAGCTCGGTGGGGAGGCTATAGCCCCCCAGAGGTGAGGCAACGGAGCTTTTTGCATGGCGTTCCCCAAGGACAAGCTCACCAAGGCGCATGAGCAGAAGGCTCACACGGAGACCTCGGTCCCGCACGCCCAGCGTGCGCCTTGGCAGGAGGCGCTCGACCGTCATGTGACCGTCCCGGCCTCTCGGTCTTCGGAAGCCGCCGAGGTCTTCAGAGGCTTCGCCGGGTCCTGGGCCGCCTCCTACGAGATGGGTCTCGGGGCTTCGAGTCAGAACGATGGTGCCCAGGCCGTCCCGGCCCTCCAGCGCAAAACGAACCGTCTGGGTCAGCCGGGCCTCCCCGAGGTCAACTTCCGCCCCTACGACTGGGGCACGCACCGTTTCGGCCCGAAGGGGCCGTCTCTGCTCGGGCACCCGATCTCGTTCGAGATCGTCGGCCCCACCTTGAAGTCCAACCTCTGCGACTGGCAGTGGCAGTTGACCCCCGGGGCCGGGTCCACCGGGGACGTGATCTCCATCGACATGGAGGGGGCGGACGACGTGTCCGCTCGGACGCCCCCCGGCCCAGCCATCCAGACCTATGTTCAGCAGTACCTTGCCGGTGCGACCACCCTGAACCACTACTACGGATTCTCTGACCTCACCGAGTTCGATGGCGGCCTGTACATGGTCGTTTCCATGGGCGGTCGGGATGGAGAGTTGGCGGATCCAGCGGGGTTCGGTGGACCCGGCGACGGTTTGATCGGTGACCCGACGGGAACCCGAGTGGGCATCCAGCCCCTCAACCCGTCGGCCAAGTTCGAGATCTTCCGCATCATCGCCATGGACGACACGCTGAAGTCGTTCACGCTCGACCCCATCAAGCGGATCTCCGACTTCTTCGACATCACCGGGACCATTCCCATCATCCGGGGCATCACGCTCATCCGCCCGAAGGCGACACGCCTCGTGGCTGTCCCAGGATCGGGGCAGGTTGGAGCGGAGCGTACCTTCGCCGTCGTCCCCCCGGCTCGGGCTTTGGGGGATGAGTACACGCCTCCGTTCGTTCTCTACAATGCTTTCCTTGGGGATGCAGGTCAGTACGATCCGTGGGCAGGCTTCACCTACGGGGGGCCGACCACTGGTGGTGACCTCTCCTCGTATCACCACCGAGCCCTTCTCCCCATCGAAGACCCGAAGGAGACGGCCGTAGGGGTTCAGCCAGACTCCTTCACGACGGCTCCGGCCCCGCTGATCCTCCAGACACCGGACCTCTCCATGCCTTTGGAGAGTGGTTTTGCACCCCCTGAGGACACGTCCTTCGGTCGAGTCGCCCGTATCCATGAGGTTGAACTCATCGGAGATGCGGTGACATGGGATGGAACCACGGGCGACTGGCAGGCGGATCCTGGGTTTGCCTGGATCATGGGCTACCACGAGATCGTCGGGGAGTCGGTGGTCGGAGGCTTTGCCTCTAGTCTCCATCTCCGGCGCATCCCCGAGGTGGACCCGCTCACCGGCGTCCCGTTCTTCACCCCGCCCCGAGCCCTGGTGACCCAGTACGCCCCGGGGGTGAACGACGGCATCCGCTACAAGATGTCGTTCCACGATGCCGTGCAGAGCCTCTGGCTCGACACGCACCCGAGCATCGACAAGATCTCCAAGGCCCGGCTCACGAACCTGATCAACCCCGACTGGGTGGATCACAGCCGGAGCATGAAGCAGAACTCGGCGGACCCGGTATCCACACCTTGGGTCCCCCACGCCCCCGACAAGGCCATCTTCGACACCAGCTACACTGGGACCGGCTTCACGGCGGAGCAGAACGCCAACCCGGGGAACCTCATGGACCTCGGGTTCCGCATGGTTCTGTTCCCCGCCAAGGACCGTGGGGCGGGCCATGTCGTCCCCGATTTCTCCCGGCCTATCACATCCAGGGAAGTGGTCCTCGATCCGAAACTCTCCGGTGAGGAGCAGTGGTGGGACGTGGACTACTCCTCCGGGTTGGTCACTCTCTCCCATGAGCCTGCCCAGGGCGGTGACCTGTCTCCGGTGGGGTCCCGGGTCGTAGAGCCCCTGGAGGTCAGCGGCCCATTCGCTTTCACCGACAATGGCATCAGCAACGACACCATCACCCGGGCCGCTGGAGATTGGACGGTTGACGGGGTCCAGGTGGGGGATCGTGGCACCATCATCAACGCCACGGACCCTAGCAATAACGGCGACTTCACCGTCGTCTCGGTCTCTCCGACCGTGCTGGAGATCGACTCCTCTGGCTTCGGCAAACACAACCTGACGACCGACCCTGCGGATGGAACGGCCACCGTCGTTTTCGGGGACAACCGTCGCCGTGAGTTCGTCCTGTTCGCTGCCTGCGTGCCCTACAGCCGGGAGGCTGGGCAGTTGGGAGCGAGCGTCCGGGTGACGGGGGGCCGAGGCGAGCAGGGTGTTGCTTGTGGGGCCAACGGGGTGGGGGCCAACGCCGACGTGTTCAGCGAGCGGCGGTACTGGAGGCTGGCAGGCACGAACGCCTCGCCCCAGGTGGTCACCAGCGGCACGCACCTCAGCATCGACCTCCTCGACCTGGTGAACCCGACCGACATCCCCGTCAACGGGTTCATCGAGATCATCCAGGGGCTCGACCCGGAGGGGCCACCAGCCTTCCTCGACAACGACCGTCACCCGGTCTCGACCTTCGGATTCGAGTTCCAGAACAACACCCATGGTGGTGGTGGGACGGTTCTCGAAAGCTGCTTCGGCGGCATCGGGGTCCAGGCCATCACCGTGGACGACGACAACCCGTACATCGCCGTCCTTCGCCGGGACATCATGCTCCCGAGCAGCGACACGGGGGACGTGGGCACGAGCTACGCCCACGATGTCACTTACGGGTCGGCCAGCCGGGCCACTGCGCTCCGGTTCAAGCACGCCGTCCTTCGCAAGCAGATCGACGGTTCGGTGCTCATCGAGGGGCTGGAAGAACTGGCCCAGCAGCACCAGAAGCTCTTCGACGACATTCTGTCCTCCTGGGTGATCTCCGGCTTCGAGGCGTCCGGTCTCGGGACCGACACGGTGCAGTTCACCGAGGGCGTCGTCCTCATCGAGGGCGTGCGCTCCGAGATGGCCTCGTCGAGCATCCAGTTCAAGGGTGACGGGACCTACTACTGCTACCTGGAGCCCCAGGGCGGCGACCCCGCCTGCCCGGCCTTCAACACCCAGACAGGGATGCCTCTCCCGGCCAACAACAACGTCCTCGTGGCCATCGCCGTCGTTGAGGTTGGGGTTCTCACCGAACTGGTGGACATGAGGAAGGTTCTTCAGGACATCGACCTGCGGGACGACATCCTGGTCGGAGCCACGACCCACCACCCCACCGAGTCTGCCCATCCGCACTTCGACGAGCTTGCGGATGCGGTCAAGTACGCCTGCGAGGTCATGCAGTACCGGGCGGCCCAGGCCCCGTCGAACGACCTGCACGGGGACCGCTACATCCGCATCAAGGTGGTGGGTCCGACCAACGAGGACCCAAACAAGCTCCCCATCACGTTCACCTGCGACGGGATCATCATCGAGGGCACAGCCCACCGCCTCGACGGCACACATTTCGTCGGTGGGTCTGGCGTCCAGAACCAGCAGGCAGTGGCCTGGGACGCCGATGTGCCGCTGTTCGACCTCAACGGGCACAACAACCTGGAGTTCCGTGACCTGGTGCTGGAGTACCGGGACACGGGCCAGGGTCCTTCAACTACCATGGGGCGGGTGGCGTTCACCAACTGGGCTGGGATTGAGTCTTCTTGTGACAACATCACCATCGACCAGGTGTCCCTCATCAACTGGGTTGAGAATCTCTCCGGCCCCCCGCTGAACGTCGCCCATGCGTTCATCTGGTTCACAGAGGGGGACGCCTCCAACTGGAAGATCCGCAACTGCCTGGCTCATTGCTCGGACGCCGGGATCTTTTTCGGTGGAAGCGTAGCCCGAGGTAACACGACCGACACCCTCACCAACATCTGGATCGAGAACAACTGGCTCGTCGGGTTCTGGGATCCCGGTGATCCTTACGACGACCCCGCAGGCGGCGATGGCGTACAGGAGTTGACCGGCCTGAATCCTCTCGGGGAGCCCGAGCCCCATGGTGGCATCATCCTGGTCAGCAGCACTGGCCCGGATGGGATCGTCGTCCGGGGCAACAGGATCAACACCTTTGCCGGGGTCGGCATCATCGACAACGGGGCGTCGAACTCCTTGTACGAGGGGAACTACATCTCGAACATGGGGGATGCGGGCATCTGGGCCTCCTGTCGGGAGATGTTCTACGTCAACGGTGGGTCCGAGTGCCGCATCGTGAACAACGTCCTGAGCAACGTTCACGACCTTGGCATCACCGGAGGCGGCGGCCTCGACAACATGGCCTCGGTCGCCGGGGCTGGGTGGGCAGAGAAGCGGGCGATTTTCACCGACAACCTGCTCCGCTCGGTGGTGGCCAACAACCAGGCTGACATCAGCAACCCGCTCGGAACCTCGGATGCCTCCCTGTACGTGGACGAGCAGTACATCACTGCCGTGGGGAACAACTTCGCCCACAGTGTCACGACGACCGGCCGGGCGGGTCGGTTCATCCTGGGTGTCACGACGGTCGGCGGGCACGTCGAGACGGGCGGCATCAACTCCGTCATCGACGGGAACCACATCACCGGGTCCATCACAGGAACCGCCCTGCGGACAATCGTCAACGGCAACTTCATCCTCGACCCGGGTGTTTCGACCGGCCTTTCTTTCGGGGCCTCCAACGTCGTCTCCAACAACATCTACATGGGCGTCGGGGACGAAGCCATCGTGAAGGTGTTCGACGACACGTTCTTCATCGGGAACGAGATGCCCGAGGGGGAGATCAAGATTTCGGGCGACAGGCTGGTGTTCGTGGGGAACCTGTTCGACCAGATCCGCTACGCCGCTACCGAGCCCAGCGGGACCGCCGACACGGTCATCTCGGGCAACAGGTTCAACCTGGCTCTCCTGGCGGGACCCAGCCAGAACCTCCAGCAGAGCACGGTTGTGGGCAACTGGGGGGCCATCTACATCGACGGCGGATCTGGCCAGGACAGCCATCGGAACGTCATCGCCGGAAACGTGATGGTTGTTCCTGCCGCCCCTGGGACGGCCAACTTCGCCATCGTTGGGGACACGAACCTCATCGTCGGGAACTTCATCGACGGGCATATCACCGTTGGTACAGCCACAGTGCCGTCGTTCGAGAACATCCTGGCGAACAACCGGGTCATGACCGGGTTCGACACCGACATCGACATCACCAACTGGGGGGCCGGGATCGGGAACGGGGAGTTCTTCTCCAGCATCACGGTCCATGGCGATGACAACGCCCTCATCGGCAACATCTGCACAAAGGGGTGCTACTTCCCGACAGGCTCGGATCGATACATCGTTTCGGGCAACCACTTCGGAGTCGGCGGGATCAACGACAACGGGTCCTCCCTGCTACAGGGGTCCGACGGAGTCATCACCGGCAACCATTTCCGAAACGGGACCGCAGAGAACGTTTCACTCCAGATTAGCGGCGACGACGGCGTTTGCAGCAACAACTACATGGACGAGGGGGTCCTGCACCTCGCTGACGCTGAGAGGTGGGTTGTCCTCGGCAACCGCCTTGACAGCGGCGGGCGACAGGGGATCGTTCTCGACCAGACCTCGCACTCGTGCCTGGTTTTGGGGAACTCCATCTTTGGGACGACCGCCGTGGGGTTCAACGCCATCAACGTCGATGGGGACGACCCTGTCATCGCCAACAACATCATCGGGACCGATGGGATCAGCGTCAGTTCCAACAGCGCCCGGCCGGTCATCGTGGGCAACAGGCTGCTTGACGGTTCCAACGGCGACATCAACTGTACGGGTGACGAGCCGGTCATCTCCAACAACCGAGTGCGCAGCATCTTCATTCTGACGGGGGCAGTGACCAACTCGGTCATCTCGGGCAACCTCTGCATCGGAAAAATTCGGGTCGAAGGTCCCTCCGCCGCCATCACTGGGAACATGGTGGGGTCGAGTAGTGGGGTCTCCCTGGAGATTCTCGCAGCGGCCCACGACTGTGCCATCGCAGGAAACTGGTTCAGCCTCGGGACCGTAGACATCAACGCAGTGGATGCAACGTTCACGGGCAACCACCTGTCAGGTGGCGACCTCCAGGCCACAGGGCAGCGGGACATCATCGTTGGGAACCGGATCGACGGCGGGGATGTTGTGGTTGGGGGGCCAGAAGCCACTTTCAGCCACAACCGGACCGGCTTGGCGAAGGGCTCGGTGACGATTCAGAACTCGGACTGCATCGTTCACGGCAACTACTGCTTTGAAAGTCTGGCGTTCTCGGCGAACGCCGACCGCCCGAGCGTCAGTGGCAACCACTGCAACACCACCCTCGATTTGCGGAACGTCCTCAACTACGTGGCGCAGGGCAACATCGTGACAGGTGACCTTCTGGTCAACGGTGGAGCCTCCGCCACGGACGTGGGGGTGCTCATGGGCAACATCGCAGACCGCATCACCGACACGCCAGGAGCCGCCGGTGGGGCCATCCCGACCAATGGCATGGTGGTCCTTGGGAACCGGGTGAACCTGACCATCTTTGGGGTGTCTCCCGGCATCGACTCTGTGGGGGCCAACGCCGCCAACCAAATCATCGACTTCAACGTGGAGTACTAACCAGTGCGGATCCAGGTAGACTTCGCCTCCCACCTGTCCCCGGTGCCGAACCAGTCGCCGGTGGTTCAGGTGGAGAAGGTCCCGGTCCTCGGGACCGAGGGGGCGACCTACATCAACGGGCGGTTCCTCCTCCCCGTCCCGCTGGACCTGGATTTCCCAGTCTCGGATTCGGACTACCTGCTGGACGGCGGCGGGGACATCGACGGCAACGACCTCGCCTCCCAGGGCATGGCCCGTCTCCTGGCCACGTATCCCCAGTTCGGCAACGTCTACTTCAACCCCCTGCTCACCGACGAGCATGTGGATGAACTGGACTTCACCTTCGAGTTCCACGACCCCGACACGGACGAGCGGTTCACGCCGAGGTTCCAGACGGGTCGGGAGGCTCCTCTGGACGACTCGGGCCAGATGCCCACCCACACGGCCCTGCTCGCCCAGAACAACGGAACGGCGACACCAAGGCCCGGTCTCATCGTCACGGACGAGATCGACATCGGCCCTTACACCCTCGACTGCGACGAGAACGAGGTAGGCACCGACGAGTTCATGCTCTGGTGGAAGCTCTACAGCTTCGACGTGTCCCATGACATCGCTGCCGATTACGGGGCGCAGAGCGGCAAGAACGAGCCCGCCTTCCGGCGGGTGATGGAGATGGACCAGGAGCCGCCCGGTTTTTCTGCCTATATCTCCGTCAACAATGGAGCGACCTGGTGCCAGGTGGGGTTGCTGGAGCCGGTAGCATTCTGCGTGAAGACGACCCGCATTCGAGTCGTTTTTCGCAATAATTCCGCCAACAAGATTTACTTGGCGAGCTTTGCGGTACTTTTCTGAGGACGGAAGGAAGATGAGCAGGTTCAGCCAGTGGTCGGATGAGATGGCATACGCCCTCGGGCTGTTCTATGCCGACGGCAGCCTGCGCCCAACCTCCCGCTCGTGGTATGTCCAGTTCTACAACACGGACAGGCCGACCGTTGAGTGGTGGCACGCCTTCATTGGAGCAACCAATACCATCCATGAGCGGTCTTCGGATCGTGAGAACCCTCTCTACTCGTCCCGGGTGACGGACAAGGCGTTGGGGGAGGACTTGGTGCGGCTCGGGCTCATCCCTCGCAAGTCCGTGGTGGACCACGATTTTCCACAGGTTCCTGAGAAGCACCTCCCGCATTTTGTGCGTGGGTTCTTCGACTGTGACGGCGGCGTCTGGGTTTCCCCCCTTCGGAAGATGAAAGGAGGGCGCATCATCAAGGTCAGCCTGACGTGCAACGCACCGTCCTTCCGAGAGGGCCTTCGAGACGTGGTCGAACGGGTCATCGGGAAAAAGCCCTCTGAGTTCGGCATCCACCTTCGCCTCTCCGGGGCGGAAGCAGAGAGATCCATGCTGTGGCTGTACGAACATGATGGACCTTGCCTGGGCCGGAAGAAAGCGGTCTGGAACGACTGGGTACAGTTCCGTCGAAGTCATGGAGGACTCATCTCGGAATCAGACCCTTATGCCTCTTTGCGAGGGCTGCGCTTTGAGCCGTGGCACGCACTGGTGTTTCAGCTTCCTGTGCCGGAAATCGTGCAGCGGGCAGGCGTATCACGTAGCCGGGTCTACCAAGTCCGTAAGGCCCTGACGGAGAACCGCCATGTCGCTTGACTACGGAAAAGGCGTTTCTCGGACGCTGAGTGCTCTGGATCGTCAATTTGGCCCCGTTGTGTGGGCCAAGGGGAAGCCGCCGCTCGACAGCGAGTTGAACCTGATGTCCCAGATCGACTGGGAACGGTTCCGCCTGCTCGTCAAGTCCATCATGCCCTCCGGGTTCCTCCTCGACCCCACCAGGTCCATCGAGGACTACGAGTTCAACCCCCTGTGGGCCAACCTGTTCATCCTGGGGAACCCCAAGGAGGACAAAGGGGTCCTCGAAGCGCCCGAGCAGCAGCCGGTCCTGTGGGCCAACGTCAACGGCTGGGTCATCCCGGTTGCTGGGACGGACATCACGACCGACGGCGACATGCGGAACTTCGTCCGCCTGTACCCGCCCCCGGAGTCGGACACCCGGGTGGACTTCGTGTTCTTGGAGGCGTGGCAGACGCTCGTTGCCCCGAACCCGAGCACGGTCAACAAGCCCGACGCATCCACCGTCTGGAAGTACGGCAACACCAAGTACGGCGGCACGAACATCACCGACGACCTCGAAGACCCGGCCATCGGGTTCGAGACGACCGAGCGGGTCCAGGTGCAGTACCGTCTCCGGGTCTTCGGCCAGGGTGTGGGTCTTGGGGCCGGTGTGGTCCTCGACGTGTACCCGGACGGGCTCGACGACCCTAACATCCTCGGGCAGGGGGCGGCCGAAGCCCCCGTCTCTGGCCTCCAGTGGAAGAACATGCGGGAGGAACTCGGGGACGTGGGCCTCTGGCGTGCTGGTGACGGGGACCCGAACAACGCCCTCAACACGGTGGACGGCTACACCTACGCCGTCCCCGTCTGCGCCATCTTCCGCCGCAACAACAACGTCTACACGGCGGTGAGCGGGGCCGGGAACCCGAACCAGAACGGCGCTTTCGAGCGCACCCCGGCGTCCAAGACCCTGGCTGACCCTCTGGAGGGAAGCCGGGTCCTTCTCCAGGCAACCCTGACCAACGCTCTGAGCCCCTCGGCAGGGGTTTCTGCCCAGGCCGTCGTGGGTGTGACCAACCTCAACGGCTCCGGTCTCGAAGACACCTCCCTGGTCCTGAGCAGCACGTTCCTGATGATCGGCGACGAGATCGTCGGTGTCTCGGCCGTGGACACGGTGAACAACCAGATCACCATCCCGGCGGGTGGCCGTGGCCGGTACGGGACGGCTGTGGTGGGCCATGAGGCTGGCTCGGAGATCCACTTCTGGAACTCCCGCCCGGACGGAGCCTTCGCCGACGAGGTTCGGGCGACGGACGTGCTCGACCTCCGGCACGGGGTCAACCCGGGCGACTGGGACTTCTCCCGCATCTTGGAGCACAACGTCGCTGCTCTGCTTCGTGGCGACCTCCGTTCCACCTGGAAACAGTCGGCTCCGGGGGACTCGGAAGGTCCCGTGGTCCATGAGGTGGACTACCTGTTGGCCGATAGGGCCACGAACACCCCGAACCACACCGAGAGCCTCGACGGCCCGGACGGCATCAGGACCATCTGGTCCGACGGAGCCGTCATCCAGCCGGACGTGACGGTGCTCCTCGACAACGAGGCCACCAAGGACGCCAACGGCGTGGGCATCACCACGGCGGACACCTTCGACGCCACCGTCCGCTGGGACGTGGGGGCGGACTTCAACCCCATCGGGTTCGTGAACATGGGGGACACCCCCACCGACGTGAACTCGTTCTCCAACGGCTCGACCATCCTGCTGTTCATCGGCGGGAACGATGGGGCCAGCGGGGCTCGGGGAACGTTCCGTGATGGCACGACCAAGGCCGTTCGGTTCGTGACGCCTCGGGAATGGTGGAAGTCGGGTTACCCGAACGTGGACCCGCTGAACGGGAACCAGTACCCGGTTACCCTGCGGTTCATCGAAGAGCCCTCCCAGGAGCCTGCCCCGCCGACCCTCGCCGACATCGACCCGACGCACCTGGATCACCACCCCGGGCCGATGTACCCGTGGCGGGAGTCCAACTTCGAGCGGCCTTTCATCGTGCTTGGCGGCCTCCTGCACGACACGCTGCGTCTCTCCGGCACAACCACGGCGAACCTCGTCAACAACCCCAACCCGGTCCAGATCGAGATCGACGTGGGCCTGGACTTCGACGTGGTTGCAGGGTTCTACACCCAGGACGCCAACGGAGCTTTCGAGTCGGACGCTGGTCTGGTAGCGACCCCTCTCCTGCGTGGTCAGCGAACCCTCTACGACATGCTCACCTGCTACGGGAAGGACCGGACGGGGGCATCGTCGGAGGTTTACGTCGTCCTCTACGGGGATGACTCCGAACCGCAGAACAACGGGGCCTTCAAGGTTGTCGGGGCGGGGACGGTCGGCTACACGACCAAGAACGCCCTGAATGCCACGAGCATCGTGGTCGAGCCCCTCTCGGCTGATTTCACGGCCTGGAACGGGGCTACCGGCGGGTTCGTGGACACCTCTCCGGCTGGGAAGACGGTGACGGTGGAGTTCCGCTCCCAGTACCACAACGCCGAGGACACCTCGAACTACCCGACCAGGGTGGCCGACCTGGCCATCGTCCTCACGGACATCGGGGGCCTCACCTCGCACCCGTGGAACGCCCTGAGCGTTGGCCAGGGTTCGGGTTACGACCTGTCCCTCCCGACGGATGCCGGACTCGGAAGAGTGGCTGTGGCCTCGAAGATGGCCCTCAGCCTGACCCTGATGTATCACCCGGGCCGAGGAGCGGTGGCTCGGGTTCCCGACGACATCGTGCGGGTTGCCATCCGAGGCGGAGCAGCCTCCAACTCGGGGACCTACCTCCAGCAGAACAAGACCCAGATCGACACCACGTTCGCTGCCTTCTCGGGCGTCCCTGTGGACGAGGCCCATTTCGACACGGCGTATGTCCAGACGTGGAACCGCCTGCCCGGCCTCGGGTGGCACGCACCCCAGGCCCCCAACTATGGCGGCACCGTGGTCGGGTTCACGGAGATCGACCGGGAGAGCCAGGTCTTCTACGACAAGGGCTCGAAGACGGTCGTGTTCCGACCCTTCCGTGATCGGGAGATGACCCTCAAGGGTCTCACCACGGCAATCCTCACGGACAGCCTCATCGGCCCGTACAACTGGGATGACGCCTCCCCGAAGGACTCCCTCCAGATCTGGACGGGGACCCCTGGGACGGGCAAGAAGATGGGCTACGCCCTCCCCAGGGAGTTCATGCCCCGGTTCGGTCGGCAGGACATCCCGTACTACGTGGACACCCTGGCGGGTGCGGGACGGTTCCTCTCGGGCATCAACCACCTGTTCCTCGACAGCATCGACGACACCGAGCCGGTGTTCGAGATCATCGGTGGGCGAGACAACACCACGGCTGGCAACGAGGTCACGAGCTTCTTCTTCGTGACCAACGAGCCGGGCACGACCTACGGCCATCAGGGGACGCTCCCGGCGGCGGTGAACAACCTCCCTTTCATCGGAGCCCGGAAGGTCCCGGCGGACATCGCAGCTTCGGTGGATGCAGCCACGGTTCGCATTCGCAACGACCTGGCCGAAGTCAACTCCTCGGACCTCGGTCGTGGGCTCGTCGGCGTCCAGATCCCAACGTTCTATGGTCCGGCCCGAATCTACGGCATCTACGAACGCCAGGACTTCGAGGCCAAGGGTGGGGACACCTTCGCCGCCGACCGTATCACGGTCCTCGCTGACCCGGCCACCAACCTGATGAAGCGGGATGCCCAGCGGCAGACGTTGTTCATTCTTCAGGATGGTGGAGAAGACCTCACCGGGGAACTGAACGACCACACCTACGTCATCCCCGAGAACCTCATCGACATCCGCCGGATCCCCGGGTACGTCGAGGGGCAGACGTTCGCCGACTTCCAATACGTGGTCGAGTGCGTCGTCTTCGGCTTCGCCAAGGGGTTCATCAACCAGAACAACTACGTCCTCTCTCGTGGCCACAATGGGGCGGGGGTCCTCCGCTCCGACGGTGACGATCTCGAACTCGAAGGCGTCCACATGGTCCTGCCATGCCCGGCTGGCCTGAACGACGGGATGTACGTCGCACACAACCGGACCGTGTACCAGGGCGACGTGTACATGAGCCGGAACGGGGAGACGAGGACGACCTCGGACTACGAGAACCGCTACGGCCAGATCTCGATGTCCGGCCAGCACGCCCTCGTGACGGCCATCCAGCAGTTCGACGCCGGAGGGGACTTCGTGCCCCAGACGCCGAACCCCCGGGCCTTCCAGGTGCTCGCCAGCCTCGACTTCTACACGACGTTGGGGACGGGCAAGGTCGGCGGGGACATGTACCCGGGGACCATGCTCGACGTGGGCTTCACGGAGAACACTCCTCTCGCCGCCCGTCGGGCACCGACGGTGGTGGACGACCCGGCCTGGCGGATCCTGACCCGGGCATTCACGGAGAGCCAGAAGAGGAACCCGAGCCGTGCTCGGGCCACACTGGAGATCCTCGACAACGACTCGCTGTACAACGCCAACCAGCACGGCGAGGCGTTCCGGGTCCGGGTGACCAACCTCGATGACAGCGTGGTGGACCTGTACGGGGTCCGCCCCGGCCTCTGGACCAGCTTCCACGTCGGTGGTACAGGCGTCACCACCGCCAACACTTTCGCAGTGGACGAGTCCAGCAAGGTGGCCGAGGTCTACTCGGATGCCGTCACCCACGGGAATCTGAACTTCGGGACCCTGCACCCGAAGGCTCAAACCTCAACGGTGACCATCCCGAAGGCCACCTACGACCCGGACAGCGTGCTTGACCCGACCGTGGGGAACATCCACGCCACGGTCAACCCCACGGTGAACTACGGTCAGACCTACGGCGGGGTGGCGTTCGTGGCGAATCCCCAGGTCAACGGAGACCTGGACATCACCGCCATCTGGACGGCGAGCTACTACCAGTTCGACTCCCACGACGACAACAGCATCTTCGACACGAGCCTCTCGCTTCCGGCCGTGGGTCCCGGCGGCGTCCATGAGGAGAGCATCGCCATCGGCGGTGTTGCCGACACGGACATCGTGCTGGTTCAGCCACCGGAAAGCGCCTTCCTTGGGGGCGACACCTTGATCTACTACGCCCGCCCGACAGCGGGTGGGAACCAGATCGAACTGGTCGTGGTGAACCCGACGGGGGCACCGATCACTCCGGCACCGAACCTCCCGTTCCGGTTCGCCGTCTTGCGGGATGTGGACCCGGACGGCCCCGCCTTGGATGTGGATCTCTCGGCAGTGAGCCTCCACGTCATGGTCAAGCAGCTTGTCGGGGACAAGAACGTCACGGCGGACAACCTGGTGGCCCTGCTCAACAGCCACCCGGACCTCGCCCGGACCCTGACGGCGTTCAACGATGGGACACCCAAGGTCACGATGGAATCCATCCCGACGGGTGTCGAGGGGAACGGGATCAAGGTCGAGGTCGCCTGGGTGGACGTGCCTGTTGTGGGTGACCTCAACCCGGCGGCACCCTCGGCTCTGGCCGTGGAGCAGACCCTTCGGCTCGCAGCCCCCCGCAACAACGAGCGGGTGGGCAGCAACACGACCATGACCCGGCTCCGTGGTGGTGCGGATCTTCCGGTGAACGCCGGGGCGGGGTCCAGCCAGCTTCGCCTGACGGGCATGACCGAGCGACTCCCGCTCGGGGCGCTGCTTCAGGACTCGGACTTCCTGGGTGAGAACCCGCTGGGGGACGATGCCTCGGCCGTGCGGACCTTCTCGGCGGCCATCCGGCCGATCCAGAACCTCCTGCCTCTCACGGGTGGTGGAGAGGAGTTCACCCGGTTCCTCGGAGCACCGGGAGAGCTTCTGGCAATGGCCGACGGATCGATCTCCATCGACGGTTACCTGGCGTGGACGACCTCGACCCCCACGGGAACGAAGCGGTTCCGCCTGTTCCGTGGCGGAGGTTCGGCCTTCATGCTCGGCGGGATGAACCCCGGTGGTCCCATCGACTGGGTGTCAGAGAGCTTCCCCCCGGCCCTCAAGCCGGTCCTCAAGGGTGGCATCCTCTCTTGCAAGGCCCTCCTGGTGCGGAACTTCTACGAGGAGGGCTTCAGCGGGCCGTACACGACCACGGAGGGCGACGAGATCCAGATGGTGGTCATCACCAACGGGATCTTTGGCGACGCCCAGACGGTGGAGCGGGGTATCAGCCTCGGAGGTGTCATCTCCCCGGCGGGTTATGGAGAGGGCTATGCTGCGGCCGACCGCTATCGCTGCCACGGGCGGCCCCTGCTCAAGGGCTACACCCGTGAGGTGCCGGACCCGTCGGCGGCTACCCTGGCCGTCTACGACGAGCAGGATCGGGTGCGGAAGCGTGATGCGGCAGCGGCCCTGACCATCGAGTTGGCCGAGGAGAACGCCTGATGCCTTTCCTTCGGCGACAGGACTTGGACCCGGACCTTCGGGCCAGGTTTGACAAAGACGCCAAGGGCCAGCTTCGTCAGACGCTCCTGAACCCGGCCCTCACCGCTGAACAGCGGACCCTCATCCGGCAAGAACTGGCCCTCATGGGACCCGCCCGGATCTACGATGCGAACCGCCCACCAAAGCCAGGGGCCATTGATGTACCTCCCCCAGAAGGGGGTTGACAGGTGGCCCATCTTGCGATGAAACGGGTGTGTTCGCCTCTCACAGGAGAACTTCCGATGCGTTTCACCAACATCACCCTTGTGCTTTTTCTGCTTCTTGCCCCGTCTTCCGTGGCCCTGGCTCAGGACGCTGGATCCGCTCCCGAGTCCACCCCAGCCACGGTGACCGCCCCGGAGCCCGGTGCCACTCCCGACGCCGACCCCGTCGTGCCGGAACTCGTCGTCCCGGCCCCGCCGGAAACGGTCGATGATGCGGCGGAGAGCATCGACTTCCTGGTGGAAGCCGCCAAGGGAGGGAAGTGGAGCCTGTTCCTCGGGGTGCTCCTCACGCTCCTCGTGTGGGTCCTCAACAGGTTCGTCAAGCTCAAGGAGAGGGTCGGGACCAAGGCTCTCCCATGGGTGGCAGCGGCCCTCGGCATCCTGGCCACAGTGGGCGTCTCGTTGAGCAGCGGCTTGCCGCTCGGCGAGGGGCTCGTTCAAGGCTTCATGACCGGAGCCACATCGGTCGGCCTGTGGGAACTCGTGTTCAAGCACGCCCTCGCCAAGAAGGCCCCTGCCTGACACTCGGCCTCCCCCGGTCGTGTTCCCGCTCGGCCCCCGTCATCCAGAAGAGGTGGCGGGGGCCGAGGTCTTTCAGGGCCAGCAGGTCTGTGTGTCGCCAGGGTCCACTCGAACATGGTCGAGCGAAACGTCGAGCATCGGCATGACCGTCTGCTCTTTGCACAGGAGCACGAAGCGAGCCATGACGGCGGCCGGGAGGACCACGGGAACCGAGTCGTGGTCGTACTCCTCGATGGCCACGATGGCGAAGTCGGTCCAAGTAGTGCCATCCACCCCCAGCCCGATGACCAACGAGGTCTCTCCGTAGCAGAGGTCTTCGTCTACCGTGCAGGTCACGCTGCACGCCGTTGGTGAAGCAGCAGCAAAAACCTCAACGGTGCGGACGGGCTGTACCTGGCTGAAGTCCACCACAACGCATTGTTCCACAACCAGGCCGGGCTCTAGGGTCTGCGGGTCGTAGCTCGTGGAGAGCCCCGTGACCTGGCCGTCGAGCTTGGTGAGCACCCCATTGGGGTTGCAGAGTCCGAACTCCACCGGAGTCGCCGTAGTCCCCTGCGTGAGGTAAGGGACCCCTACGCAATCCAGATCCCCATTCAGGGTGTCGTCCATGGTGCAGGCGTTCCAGTCGTCGCAGAGGTCTCCCTCCATGGGAGTCGGGGGGAGGCCCGTGTCACCGTCGTCCGGCCCACCGTCATCGCCGCCCGTGCCACCATCGGACCCCCCGTCGTCCGGCCCTGCATCGTCGTCCCCGTCGGGGTCGTCCGTGCCACCGTCGGGTCCGGTCGTATCGTCGTCCCCGACCTCCGTGATGTCGTCCGGCGGCTGGATGGGCGTCAGGTCATCATCGTCGCCATCCGTCTCGCCCTCGGTTTCCTGGTCGTCCAGGTTGGGGGCGATGGGGCCGGGTTCCATGGTGAGCTTGGGGAGGGTCTCGGTCTCGGTCCTTCCACAACCGAGGGGACCCGCCACCAGCAACAGTGCCAACAGGTGATGCAGTTTCACAGCCTCTTCTCCAAAGAGGGGATGCCGGACCTTGGCGGGCCGGACGGCCCCTCGGGACGTTCACGCTTCTGAGCGATCCCGTAGCATCGCCCATCTTCCACCCTGGTGTCCATTGGGATCACAGGGTTACTCCATAATGCCTCTGGGCCAAGTCCTTGACCACCGGGAGCAGGTCCCGGTCGAACAGCCAGCACGAGCCCGTCCACTTGCGGCGGCGGTAGCCCACCTTGTCCTTCATGTCGGCGAGCCAGGTCTGGTCGAACGGGCTCCAGAACTCGATGCGGCTTTGGCCGCCCGGGTCCACGATGCGGACGGCTCCGCCCTTGCCCGAGGTGGTCGTAGCCACCGAGGTGGTTCCAGCCGTCTGCGGCCTGCGGAAGGCTTCGAGGTCCGACCAGGTACGGCGTGGGATGTGGGTGATGCCCGTGCGGTCCCGTCCGAGGAAGCCCTTCTCGACGGTGGCCAGCAGGTTCCCGTAGTGGAAGCCGAGGAGGCACTCGACCAGGAGCCGGGTCTTGTCGTCGGGGGGGAACAGGTAGCGGTACTTCCCACCCTCTTTCGCCAGGCGACGGGCACCGGGAACCTTGAGCATTTCCGTGCGGGCGTTCCACTTCTCCTGGGAAAGGCCCACGATGATGACCTTGACGCCGTTGTCGTCGCCGGTGCGGAGCACGACCTTGGTGCGGTCTTCCTCCAGCTTGTCGGAGAGGTCCGTGTACCCGAGGTCACGGATGACGGCCGAGATCTTGAAGACGGTGTCCCGGTCGTCGTAGTGCGCCGAGGCGTAGTAGACCAGGATGTTGCACGCCTGGCGGGCGTTGCGACGGTCGAACTCGTCGAGCACGGCGTCGATGACCGCATCGGGGAGGTCGGCGACCTGGAGGGAGCCCGTGGCGTGGAGGATCTGCTCCTCGGTCGGGACGTGGGTGTTCGAGTAGTACTTGGCCGAGCAAACGGGACCGATGCCGTTCTCGACCGACACGGCGTCCGTCAACTCCCGGCGGCAGACGCAGCAGTGGGTGGCCACGATGCGGACGACATCTCGCCAGGATCCAAGCTGGGTGTGGCTCTTGATGGTGGTGATGTCGTCGCTCATGCCGGTCCTCCTCCTGCCTTGTCTACCGGCACCCCCGGTGGACTAAAACCTCATTGCAGAGGAACGACCTGGCAGAAGCCCCCGCAGGCGTAGATGTTGCCTTGCGGGTGTTTCACGACGAAACACCGCCGACCCCCCTCGGGCACGTAGTAGGTCGAGTCCTTGATGTCCATGTCGAACACCTTCATCCCGCTTTCGTAGCAGGTGAGCCGGACCTTCATGGCGTCCCCCCGCCGGTCGGTCCCTGCCGTCTCCTGGCGGGGGTCCGGCGTACAGGCGATGACCGCCCCGAAGACCAAGGCCAGGATGGCCGAGGTGATGAGGGTCGGCATGGAAGTTTCGAGCAGCCACTTCATGAGTTCGTCTCCTGTGCCCATCCCGGCGGCGTGAGCCGGTAGTGGGCGATGACATTGGAGAGTCCGCTGACTCCCCGCTCGTTCTCGTACCAGTTCTCCAGAGTGGGCACGTCTTCATCATCCCCGTAGTCGAGGTGGGTCCAGGCGAGGACGTAGTGGTTCACGCCGCCGCAAGACGACGGGCACTCGACCAGCACGGACGCCCCCTCGGGCACGCCCTCGATGGGCGGAGGCCCCTCCACACGCTGAAGTTGTGCCGACATCAGAATTCCTCCCCACCGTCGTAGCAGCCGTAGTCCTCGTCCGTGCCGAACCCGGCGGAGGCCAGAGCGGACTCGTGGTCCCCGTCCATCGAGTCGTCGTAGTACTCTTCGGCCATGGCATCCTCGGCCTCGACATCGAAGGACGCCTGGACCATGTTCGTCACCAGGAGCTTGGCGATCTCGACCACGGCCTCCGGCAGGGACTCGTGGATGCTGTGCTCGACCGGCTCGCAGCCGAAGAGCCCGACCGAGGGGTCGCTGGCGTCCACGTAGGTGTCCACGGCCCAGCGGGTCTTCGGGGTCATCCGCCCCGAGAGGCCCAGAGCCTCCTCGGTCACGACCGGGTAGACCTCCAGCAGGTTGTTGACCTCGACGGCCGCCACGGGGTTGCCGTCCCGCAGGGAGTCGTGGTCCTTCGCCTCGTGGACCTCACAGGACACGTTCACGATGCCACCGAGGTGCTTCTCCAGGGTGGCGATGGTGCTCTCGGTGTCGTGCGGGGTGGTGGGGTACTCGGTCTTCATGGTCGCTTCCTCCGTTCGGGTCGTCGAGCCTTCACAACATCTACCGGCACCCCTGGCAGACTAAAAAGCCCGTGTCGTTTTAGTCCGGGCGAGGTGCGGGTAGATGTGGCGAAGGGACCCGAACGGAGGAACCGAACATGGCCAAGCTGACCCTGAACGACGCCGAGGACATCTCTCGGCGAAACCGACCCTGGACGCTGCGCCTGGAGTGCATCGACCCGGCGACCAACACCAGCAAGTTCTGGTACGCCACCGGGCGTGGCCGAAACGAGGCGGTCGAGACGGCCTGGGGCCGGATCGGCTCCCAGCCGCAGACCAAGCTGGTCAGCTTCGACGTGTTCCGTGACCGTCTCAACGAGAAGCTCGGGAAGGGCTACCTGTACGCCCACACCAGCTACGTTCGCATGAGCCCGTCCAACTTGGCCAAGCTCGGTGGGCGGAAGTCCTCCCCGGCTCCTGCTCCGGCTCCGGTCGTACCGCCCCCGGCTCCCGTCCCCGTGCCTGTGGCTCCGACGACGCCCGCCCCGAAGGGCAAGTTCGTGCCCCCGCCCATGGGGACCCCGAAGCCCGGCCTCCCGGCGCTCGACGGCCCCTACACCCTCATCGTGGCCCTCCATCCGATCAAGGACGGGTTCGAGGGCCTGGATGACGAAGGGGACGTGGTGATGGACCTGACGCTCCAGGGCGGACAGGACTTGGCCCAGGACTACGGGATCCCCGTCGTCTGGACCCTGTGAAGGAGCGGAACTACATCTACAGACGGCCCGTCGGGAAAAGGCCACGGGTGGGAAATCCGGCGGACGCCGTTCCCGGGGACATCGTCACCTACTTCGACGAAGGTCGCAGGTACACGACCCGGGAGGTGCAGGAAGTCTTTCCCGGCAAGTCGGTGATGGTCACAGCCCCGCTCGTGAGCCCTTATGGGAAGCTGGCCGACTCGGCCAGTGTGAAGTTCGAGGACATCGACGACATCATCCGCCCGAATCAGGCGAAGGCGTCCGGGCCTGAGCCCGAGTCCCCTCCTGACCCCCCACCGAAGCCGAGCAGGAGCACCAAGAGGACCATCGTGATCAACAACAGTGCTTCCGGGGTGGACATCCGTGCTCCGGGGGCAGCTTTGCGACCGGACCAGCCCGGCTACCGGAAGGACCCCACATAGGCAGCGGCCAGACGGCGTGCTGCCGTGGCCAGGCGAAACTGCTGGAACTTCTTGTCCATGAGGGTCTGCTGCTTGGGGGACAGTACCCGTCCTCGTTTTAACTGCTCGGCGATGGACTGAGCGAAGTCCATGGTCCACTGGTCCCCCCTCCGGCGAGCCTGGGCGTAGAGGCCCCGCAGCCGATTCAGGAGATCCTCGTCCACGCCGGGGGCGGGGCGAGTGGGTGCCACGGGCTTGGCGGGGGTCTTCTCGGCCCGGTCGATGATGGCCACCTGCTTGGAGGTGAGCACGCCACCACGTCCCACCTGCTCGTGGAAGCTCTGGAGCATCCGGTCGGCGTCCCAACCAGGGACGGCCTCGATGCGGGCCAGCATGTCGGACTGGTACTTCGCCCGGTTCTCGATGGGGGCGATGGCGTCGTAGAAGCTCTTGCTCTGCTGGTAGACCCCGAGCCAGTGTTTGATGCCGTCCGCCCAGGTCTGCTTCCAGTTCTTGGTCCGCTGGAAGTGCTTGCGGTCCTTGGCCTTGCGGTTGAGGGCGTGCTCGGTGACGAGGGACACGAGGGACAGTTGCATCGACCCACGGGCTCGGCCAACCGCACGGTCGTCACGCCCGACCGTCGTGGAGACGGCCACGCCTACGAGGTCGGAGAAGTGAACGAAGTAGACCCCCTGGCGTCCCTGCTTGCGGGACCATTTCCAGGGAAGGCTCTGGAGCCAGCCTTCGATCTCCTCTCGGGAGATCTGCACGTAGTCCCTGCGGCCGTCCACCTCACCCCTCCTTGCCGGTGGTCTTGAACCATTCGGCGAGCATCGTGTCCTCCGGGTCCGGCCCGAGGTCCATCTGGCTCATGTCGGTGAGCATGGGTTCGAACTCCGGCTCCTCGGGGTCGAAGGTCCGGTACTCGTCCTCCCACAGGGCCGTGAGTTCGTCGAGGGACGCCATGTGGCCGCCCTCGATCTCGGCGATTTCCTCTTCGGCCGCCGGATCCGGCGCACCAGCCCAGGGAACGCACGCCTCGGAGATGAACTGGGAAGGCGGGCAGTCGGCGAATGCCTTGCTCGGGTTCCCGATGTCCATCATCAGGCAGGAGTCCTCCGCCCGGGTGATGGCCACGTAGGCGAGCCGCCGCTCCGAGGCGAGAGCCGGGTCGTTGGGCTCCGGGGCCTGGCACTCCAGTTCGCCGGAGATGGGGTTCTTGACCAGCTTGACCCGGGGGAATTTGCCCCGAACCAGCGGGATGAACAGCTTCGGGACTTCGAGGCCCTTCCACGAGTGCATCGTCCCGATGGTCACGGCGTCCTGGTCGTCGTCATCTCCAGCCGCCACCTTCTCGTTGACCGCCTTCAACTCCCGCACGTAGGACATCACGCCGTCAACGGAGTCCTTCGAGCCCATGAGCCCGTTCAGAAGGACCAGTTCTTCCTCGGCCGCCTCCTCAACCTGCTGGTCCGTCGGGATCCCGTCGGGGTTCTCGGCGGCCAGTTCGGCCATCTTGTCGTTGTTCTCCTTGATGTTGGCGACGATGCCGTCGAAGAACGTCTTGCCGTCAGCGGACTTCAAGCCGGTGAGCAGGGTGTTGTAGACCTCGCTCGGGGAGTCGGGGCTCCCGTGCATCCCGAACACGAAGGACAGGTTGTCCACGAAGGCCCGGACGTTCTTGGCGTAGCCCCGCTGGAACTCACCGTCCGGGTCCATGCTCTGGAGCCACCGCACGGGGTCGGACTGCTTCTCCAGCCGGTTGGTGAACGCCTTGCCCAGGTAGCTGGCGGGCATCCGCAGGGCGTCGGACACCGCCTTGATGAAGGCGTCCCGAGCCATTCCAGGGCCTCCCTCGACCAGAGACATCCACCCGAGCATGGCCTTGACCGGCGGGCTCTTGAACGGGTTGACCTTGGACTTGAAGGGGATGGCCTTTTTCACCATGCCCAGGGCGTAGTGCATGGCCTCGGCGTTCGAGCGGACAGCGATCCCGTAGTTGCTGTACTTGGCGTCCGCCGTGGCGTTTGCCTCGGCGTAGTCGGCGATGCTCTCCGCCACCTTGTCGGCGGCATCCGCCTGGTCGATGAAGGTCTCCGCCTGGATGTGACCGTCCCCCTTGACCTCGTAGTTGGCCTTGCAGGTCATGGGGATTTGTTTGGAGTTATGGGACAGTACCCCACCTCCGAAGAAGTTACAGGTCTCCTCCACACCAAGATCGATGAACGTGCCTTGCACGGTATCGACCCGGGCGATCTCCTGAGCTTGGATCATGCCCTCATGAAGGACAGGGACGAGCATTCCGGGCATCAGCGAGGATGCTGAGAGGAGTCGAAGCTCGTAGTTGGCGAGACGGAGCTTCTCGACCACCAGTAGGTCGTGCTCTTCCCCTACCTTTCTGGCGTAGCCCTGTGCCTCTTCGTAGCTCTGGAGGAACCGATGCACTCGGTCTCGGCCATCCCCTTCTTTCAGCCAGATAGTGCTACCACGGGGGGTGTGAGCCATCAGAGACACGACTTCACGAACCCGATCCTCCCGACGCTGCGACTGGGCCGCCCAGTGGGGCAGATCGAAGGAGAGGAGCCTTTCCTCCAACAGCCTCATCCCGTTTCGTCCGAACTGCTCGAACAGTTTGCAGATGCGTTCCTGGTCTGGCCCACGCATCCCCGCATTGAATGTGGTCATCGGGATCGAGTATCGAAGGGACAGGGCGGTTTCCTCATAGAGGGCTTCCTCTGCCGTCGAGTACATACCCAGCACCCACATCCGCTCCCCATGTTCTGCGGAGGCCCGTGCTCCCAACGACGAGGCGTAGTCATCGCCACGAGCCGTCCGCCCAGTCTTTGTGGTCACTCCGATGCGAAACCCCAGATCTTTGCGGAACATGAGGTACACCGCCGAGTGCCCCTCGGGCAGAATGGGCTCGGACGCCCATAGACGGTGATTGGGCGACATCTTCAGGTGATGACCAGCTTTGGTTGTGATCTGAATCCCCTGAGTCCAGTGGGATGGAACAACTTCGGTGACCGTCCGAGAGACCACCTCTCCGTTCCGGTAGGAGAGCACTTGATCGCCAGCCTGGATTTCCCCCGCCTGGACCGTTCCAGTGGGGGTTGATACAAGCGTGGAGATTTCTACGCAGTTGTGCTTGATCAGTTGGTTGGCGGCCTCGACGATGGCTTGGCCTGAGCGGTAGTTCGTGTCGAGCAGGAGCGTCTCGAAGTCCCCGCCCTCGGGGACCAGGTTCGACTTCTCGATGAACTCATCGGGCTCGGCTCCACGGAACTCGTAGATCGAGTTGTGCGTCAAGATCCCACCAGCGAAAAAGTTGCTGGCATCGTCCACATCGAGATCCACGAACCGCCCTGGCACTTTCTCGATGGAGACAATGCGGTCGAGTTCGATACCCCCATCCGGCCCGTTCTCTACAGGCACACTCATGCCCACGAACAGTCCTGATGCCGGGATTTCCCGAATTGGACCTTCAGGTGTGGAAAGACGGTGGCTGACTTGTGCCCCAGTGCGCTCCCGAATCATGTCCACGTAGCGAAGGGCATCCCGGTAGTTGACGAACCAGCGGCGAAGACGCCGACGGCCATCCCCAGTGGACCTGATACCAAAGGGGTTCAACCCTCCGATGTCGAACGCCTCGTCGAACTTGTCCCCGGACCACTCCATCGCCACCTGCGAGTTGGAGCCGCTGTGGGCGATCAGGTTGATGGTGTGCCGCTCACGCCCATGCTTGGTGAAACTCTGGGACATCCAGTGGGGGAAGTCAGGGTGGAGGTGGCGCTCCTCCAGCAGCCGCATCCCGTTGCGCCCAAACTCGGTGAACAGCATATTGATGCGGTCCTGGTTCAGACCACGGTGTTCCCCGTTGAACACCTGCGTGGGGATGCCGTAGCGAAGGCTGTACTGGGCCTCCAGTGTTAGAGCCCCGTCCCGGTCGGCGGTGATGTCCAGCACCCAGAGCTTGCTTGCCTTCTCCAAGAAGGCTCGACCCCCGAAAGAGTTGAGGTAGCCATCCTCCTTCGCCCGCCCTTTGCTGGTGATTCCGACCCGGAAACCCATGTCCTCCCGATACATGAGGTAGACAACGTGCTGATCGCCTTCGGTCTCGGGAGATGTCGCCCAGAGCCGGTGGTTGGGAGACATCGAGAGGGAGTGACCGTTTTCTGTGGTGACCTTCACCCCTTCCGTCCACTGGGACGGAACAGCATGACGGACCCCCTGCTCAACAACTTTGCCGTTACGATAGGCGTAGACCTTATCTCCCGACTTGAGGTCGCCTGCTCGGACTTGGCCCTTGGGGGTCATCACTGGGGCGTCCACATCCACACATTGTTTGTCGTCCCCGATGAACCCGAAGGTGTCAGCGGTCATCGAGCCGTCGGGGTGCTCTTGGAGCGTCTTCGGGTCGAGCGCCCCTGCGAGCAGGCCGAACAGGACGTGCTGGGTCCGGTTGAGGTCTTGGGCCTCGTCCACGAGGATGACCTTGAACCGGCTCTGCAACGCTCCTCGGGCCGAGTCGTTGTGAACCAGGGTCCGGGTGGCGTCGATGAGCAGATCGTTCATGTCGCCGGTGTTGCGGAAGTCCGGTTCCCCGTTCCGACCCTTGAGCCACTCGTAGGCGGCGTAGGCAGCGGCCTCGGGGCTGTAGGGCGGGACCTTCCCGGCGGCCGGACCGGCAGCGTACCAGACCTCTTCTGGCGTGGCCCCCATCCCCTTCCAGATGTCGATCTTCCGCTTGACCCCGGCGGCGGAGAACTGCTGGCCCTCGTTCCCGGCCTTGTCCCCAGCACCCTCCCACTTGAAGCCCAGGTTGAACCACTGGCGGGCGGGCGTGTCCCAGTACATGTACTTGGAGTTGCCCTTCCGCTCGATGTTGGGGGACTCGGACTGGGCCACCTCGGCGTCGGCATCGTCCATGTGGTCGGCAACCCGCATGGAGACGCCGTACTCCTTGTGGATGTGGCCCATGAGCTTGTTGAGGTAGTTCCGCTGGCCAGGGGAGAGGTCGGCCGGTGTGGCCCCCGACTCGAACTTCCGTTTCATGTCCCGAAGGAACTGGGTCGCCGAGCGCCCCCAGTCGCCGCCCTTGAACCAGGAAGGCCAGCCGGTCGAGAACAGGACGATGCCCTTGTCGATGATGCCGATGAGCTTGGCGATTTCGGGGTCGGTCTCCCCGGCGAAGCTCGGGACCGGCATGTCCCGCACCGTCTGCGGGATCTCGGTGGGCATGTCGGTGAAGGCGTTCTTCGGCTTCGGGGCCTGGCCCGAGCCGCCCTTCATGCCCACCTGGCGGACGGCGATGGCAACCAGCGTGGTGACGGCCCACTGCTGCTTCTTCGAGAAGTACTTGGGCCGCTTGGTCGCTTTGCCGTACTTGCCGAGGATGGTGACCCCGGCCAGGTAGTGGGTGGTCCCGAAGCCGCTGGTTGCGGCCCCGTCGATGACGGCACCGTAGTCCTGCACCCGCTTGATGAGTTCCTTGGACGCCTTGCGGGTGAAGCTCACGGCACAGATGGAGGAGGCGTCGTAGCCAAGCTCGTTGACCCGGTAGGCGACCTCTCCGGCGAGCACACGGGTGTTGTGGTTGATGAACCCACCCGCCGAGAACGAGTGAGTGCCGGGGACGACGAAGTCGTAGACCGGGGCAACGTGCTCGGTGATCTCATCCACGGTGTCGAAGAACCATCCCGATTCGCAGATGGCCTTGAGAGAATTCCACTCGGGACTGTTGTTCACCTGATAGTAGTCGAGGAATGCTCCCAGCGTTTTGAAGGAGGGCTGACGTGAACCTGCAATGAGGCACTTGAAAGTGCCGTATCCGTCGTCATCCGAACGGGTAGTCCCGTTCTTGGCGGCGTACTGGTCCCGCACCGTGCGACAAAGGTGAGAGATGCCGGGGATGGTGTCGATGTTGGTGTTGCACGCCTTCTGACTAAGCAGGTGGAGACGTTCAGCTTTGCTTGAGAGCCCGAATCCGATCTCGTCCACAAAGGCCCGAAGCCCTGTCCCACCGATGAGAATGCGCCACGCTCCCTGCCCGTTGTTGGGGCGGAACTGACGGCGGCTCGGAATCCTGAAAGCCGTCAGGAGAACATGAACCTGCTTGGCGAGGATCTCGCTGGCCGTGCAGTACTCGATGTTCCTATCCGTTACCCCACCGTCCCCGTCGAACAAGGAACGAAGAAAGGCGGCTACAACCGGCTTTGGGGAACGAAGGATGCCCTGTGGGACGGATTTTTCCCCGGCGAGAGCACGAGTCAG